ATCAAAAGTACCCCTTCTTTACCGGTGTAGAGATGACCTCCTCAGGAACATCCGTCACCGCAGCCACCGGCTTGGCAGGGTGGTGAGAATGGGTATGCGCAGGAGTATCATTGGTAGAGACTACATACTCATTCCAGTCAAGCGACCATAAGCCGACATAGTTACGTAGAAAGTTGAGCTGGGAGTAGACAATCTGTAGGTTCTCGGCAGACATCGTGACCGTCGCCATTATATAGAAAGACTAAAATAAGTTGCGTTTAAATTATGGACATATTCTAGAATGAACAACACTCCTCCGTATCCTAATACTCCCCCTTATCACGGATCTCCTTTGCGTCGTCAGATGACACTAGGAATACCAAATAATAATAATAATCTTGGCAGTAGCATTAGCCGCCGTAGCAGTAGCAATAACTTAAATAAGGTGCTCAATTTCAATGAGTTTAATAATCTGAACCGTGCCACCCCACTATCAAACACGTCTTATAGCACAGTTCATACGTTCAGAACGAATAATGCGCCGGCGAACAATACAATAAGCAACAATAAGTACAATAAAAATATGGAAAAGGCGCTCATGGGCACAAAAGTAAAGAAGAATCGTAAGACGCGTAAGGTGCGTAAAAGTCGCAGCACCCGGAACAAGAAGCGCACCCAATCTCGTACGTAAATAGATGGAATCGACCCCGCTAAAGTTAGCGGATGGAAATATCCAGTCGAACACATATTATGAATTTCCACCGAAAAAACGCACGAAGTTTGTCACAAAATTTGGTGCGTGGATTAAAAAGATTGTGAAATTTATTACCACTCCGCCGAATTAACTATTATAGACCTGTTGGGTTTGGACGGTCTGCGGAGTTAAATTGATACACGATGGCGATAATGCGTAATAATTGCCAGGAATGTAGGGGATAGAGCAAGAGGCATTTACATTTTGCGACACAACCGTCTTATTCAAACCGGATGAATCAACTGTCAACCCGCCAGGGTTCAAGTTGAGTAAAAGAAGTTTTGTACCGGTGACAGGTGTGAGTGCGGATACAGGTGGCTGAAAATTACCCCAATAGATGGCGTTCCCCTTCGTCCAACGGAAACTAGTGATGTAGCCGGCGAAGGTTGTGCTAGCGGTTTCAGGAATTTCGTCACCGACCGCCAGAATATTATAGCCGGTAAATGTACTAGGATTACCATAAGGTTCTAAATATCCTATATTTGTTGTATCGGCAAGATCGGAGCCGAGTTGCGAGCCATTTACGTACATACGAGTCACCCCCGATTTACGTACAAGTGCGACATGAACCCATAAGCCGACAAGTGACGCCGATGGTATTGTGCCGAATGTATTACCATTATTTCCACCGTAAGCACCACCACTATTACGCCAATAAATCATATTACGACCACTACCATTCACCTCTTCGCTCACAGCAATTGAACAGGTAAGTGAACCGGGTCCTGGACCAAAATAACCGAGAGAAAAAGCACGTGGATAAGTGGCACCGGCGGTCAGATTCTGAAACCACTCAATGGTAAAATCGCCGGTACCGAGATAGAAATCACCATCAAACGGAATGCCTGTATAAGATACAACGCCGTCCAAATAGTCTGCCGAGCCGGCAGTGTAAAGATTTAGATTGCCTTTAATAATCGATTTTTGTTGTGGTGTTAGGATCTGTTGCTGCTGGGTAAGTTGCTGTGCCAAACGAGACCGAATACGCGACGACTCGTCCATTCTAAAAAATACAGGCAAATTTATTAGCGACGCTGCCGCGTATCTTCTACCTGGCGCCGACCATCCCCATTACAATCGCAGCACATCACGGATTCTACAATCATTTCCCACCCCTTGCCGCGGCAACGGTCGCACACCACCTTTTTTGCCGAGTCGTTGTTACAGGTGCGGCACCACTCTTTAGTAGAAGGATAGAGCCACCCCTGCCCCTTACAGTGCTTACAATCCACCCACCGAGGCATCACACCGACTTTGTTAGATGCCCAGGATAAATTAGGCAACGTTGGATTCATTTTTTTTGTCATCAGTATTCATATGAAATGTTTTAAAATGTCTGCGTCTTCCTGCTGGTGATGCAAAATCTTCTGTACAGTCTTTATTATTACATGGAAATCGCCGTTTAAGACCAAGTTTTGCTAGTTCTAATACTTTTTCAATCTGTTGTTTTTTATAAGGAATTAGCATAAATGGTTTAATATCTTCTATAAATACCATTGATTCGTTGTGAGATATTCGCCATTCATGACCTGTACAAATCTTTCCAGTAAGTGTTGTTCTTACTCTAACTCTAACAGAACCTCCCCAAAATTTTTGTGCCATGTCAAGTGGGGTTCTGTCATTCTGTGCAATACTAAGACGGATTTTATTATTATTAGACATATCATTTGATACAGACCCTTCTCCCTCATAAAATCCACAAAACCATTGTAGAAAGTCTTTCTTCTCGGTCATTTATTTACAATAAGGATGGATATAAAGTATATATTCATTTTTTTCCGGGAAAGTGATAAAAATTGACATTTTAAAATTTTTGTACTGTATTTAGCATACAAACCATTATGGGTTTCCAGGTTTTCATAAAAACGCTCACAGGGAAAACTATTACGATTGATGTGGAGCCCTCCGATACGATTGAATCAGTAAAATCAAAAATCCAAGATAAAGAAGGAATTCCAGGTGACCAGCAGCGCCTTATCTTCGCCGGCAAGCAGCTAGAGGACGGTCGCACCCTCAGCGACTACAATATCCAGAAGGAGTCTACGCTCCACCTTGTTCTGCGGCTCCGTGGTGGCTGCTAATTACGGCGATAACGCCGTGATTTACGTTTTTTACGTAATGTTCTACGTCCTCCGCGATTAGCACTATTAGGGTCTCCTCCTGGAGGACCTAGGTATCCTCCCAGTTCCATAGCTATTTTCCGGGCGTCGTCGTTTTCAGGGTTCCGGATTGCAATTATGACTGCAGCTTGTACTGTGTTCATCATTCCGTAGTCTTCTCCCCAAAAAGGTACCTTCATCATCTTGTCAGCACCATGTGCCATAAGTATACGAACAACAGCTAAGTTTGAGCGAACTACTGCCACGCGCAGAGGTAAAGCATTACGATAGTTCACAGGGGCTCCTTGCTCCAGCAACACCCGAATGCGTGCGTTGTCACTTCCATTGTCTATCTCATTCATGAGCTGCCTACCAAGCGTGTTTGCGTTTGCCATGTTTATAATATGCCAATAAAAAAATTGAAACTTCCCCTGCCAAATCGGCAACCAAGCAGCAAAATGGAACACGCACAGAATGGAACACTTATCACCGACATTGAAGATTACTGTAAATCTCTCCCTGTAAACTACACATGGAGAGACTTAACAATGCCCCTCTCCCAGCAAGATATTCTACGACCGATCCTTTACGAGATGCTTGAGCTGTTAGAGCAGGGCACCCCCAAAGAACAAGTATTTCGTGAACTCCAACGAAAGCACCATATCAGTATTAAGCCCCGTCACTTTACACAGGTGTACCTTGCCGAGCAAGAGTTAGGTTTGATGAAGCGAAGCCACCTATTAGAGAATGCCCTGATTACAAGCCGCTGCCGTGGTGTTTCTGGTGTCTCAGTCATTACCATCTTCCTTTCGCCCTACCCAAACGGACAACAGTTTACGTGTAAGTGGAATTGTAACTACTGTCCCAATGAGCCAGGACAACCGCGCTCCTATTTGTTCGGAGAGCCAGGTGTTCTACGCGCCAATCAAACCGGCTTTGATTGTGTCAAGCAGATGCTTGCGCGAATCAAGGCGTACCAGGTAAACGGGCATCCTACCGATAAGTTTGAAGTACTCATTCTTGGGGGCACGATTCACTCCTACCCAAAGGAATATCTAGAAACATACATGCGAGATATCTTCTATGCGGCAAATATTTGTGCCGATAGCAACGATCCCCCAAGGGAACCATTCACCCTCGCCGAGGAGAAGACTCTAAATACAAATAGCGAACATCGTGTAATTGGTGTAACGGTGGAGACTCGACCGGATTGTATCACTCCTGAGGAGCTCCGTGACTTTCGCCGTTGGGGAGTCACGCGGGTTCAAATCGGCATACAACATACGGATGATGAAATCTTGCGTAAAGTGAATCGTGGCTGCTCCCATAAGCATACCCTCCGTGCCCTCACTCTCCTCAGGGATAGTTGCTTCAAGGTAGATATTCATATTATGCCGAATCTGCCAGGTGCCACGCCAGACAAAGATAAGATGATGATGGATGTAGTCCTCACGTCCTTACATCCTGACCAGGTAAAGGTGTATCCGTGCGAGACCACACCGTTTACAAAGATTCTTGAGGACTACAAGGCAGGTACTTACGTCCCCTACGATGACCAACAACTTGAGGAAGTGGTCATTTACTGGAAGACGCGCGTCCATCCGTGGATTCGCAATAACCGCATTGTAAGGGATATTCCGAATGGGTATATTGTGGCGGGCGTGAAGACAAGCTCACAGCGCCAGGATTTCCAGAAGGCGATGGAAGACCGCGGGCTCACGTGCCGGTGTATTCGTTGTAGGGAGGCAGGGCGGCATAATGCCGATCCGGCTGACGGAAAACTCAAGGTGCGGTCTTACCTCGCTCAGGGCGGAATGGAGTATTTTATTTCGTGGGAATCGGAGGACGAGCAGGTTCTGTTTGGATTCTTGAGGTTGCGTATTCCTAAATACGCAGAGACACATGAGGTATTTCCTGAGCTTGCCGAGACCGCCCTGATTCGTGAGCTTCACGTCTATGGTAGGACATTTGCGGTGGGGGAGCAGGCAAAGAATGGCAAGTCAGGTAATACACCGGTTGCTCAGCACTTGGGTATTGGTCAACGACTTCTTGTAGCTGCCGAGAACCTTGCGAAGTACGAAGGATATGAGAAGCTAGCAGTGATTTCGGGCGTCGGTGTACGTAATTATTACGAACGCTTTGGCTACCAACTCGCCGAAGGCGAAGGCGAGTTTATGATGAAGATGATTCGCGAACCATCACTATATGAGTCATTCGTCCAGTTCCTTGGCAGTCTTCGCATTTTGTAGGTTCAATGATACGAACATAACCACATCCACCACACTCAGTACACGCGACCGACGACTTTCCATTACATTTATAACAGTCTTTTTTCAAGAGTGGATATATCATAGTATCACCTTTACATGTGTCACAGACCGGTAACTGTGTAGCTGCTTGATTACATAGATTAGAGCCTGTATACGACATTCTAATCTATGGAAGAATAAACCCAAGTTAAGCGGACGCAGAACCAACATACGACTTGTCCATCTTAACGGTCATATCCTTTTTGACATTTACAGTATTCCAGCCGGAGCACGAGTACGCCCATGTCGGAATATTCTTATCTTTGTAGAGTCCATTGTTTCTCTTGTAATATTCAATGGCTACATCAGGAATACAGAGTTGATTCATACCAAAGCAGGTGGGAACCGCCAGATTTCCAGCATTGTTGCCATACGCAGCAACCTCCGTAGCACCGGTCTTATACCAAACAACTTGGGGGATTTGCGCAGGGCAGACAACGGATGCCGCCATATTTAGAGCACTACAGAGTTGCTCACCAGGTGCTAATGGACCCGCCAATTTACAGTACTTCGTCTTATCAGCATTATCGGCGGCAACACAGTCATAATCGTCTAGATCAGGATTATTTAGACAGCATTTGCCAATGCTTGCGTAGTTAGGTAAGGATGCCGGGCATGACGCCTGTTGCTTTGCGTGATTATCTACAATCAGAGACGAGCAAAGGGGTAATATACGGTGTTTGTTGCGGGGATCAGGTGTATTAGGGCGGAACGCACATAGCGCCGACTCATCGGCGACCTCACAGGTATGCGTGTAAGGATTGATGCCGCCGCGGCAACAGAAGCTATCACCGCGCCGGTCCGTGAAGAAGTTGTAACCGCCAGGGGGGCAACGCGGATTATCGAGTACAGGTGCGGGCGCAAATCCCTCAATATTTCGGGATATCATCTGTACAAATTTACTGATGAGTGACTTATCATCGCGAAGAACGATTATAAGGATTATGCCGAGAATGGCAAATATAAAGAGGAAAGGGACCCACTGAGAGCTCATTACTACCTTACTGTTTCATTGGATTTTCATTTTGATATATCGGTGGGAGACGGAGGACACCACCACCAACGCGGCAATTTGAATGCCCATTTCTTAACAAAGTTCCAAAAGGAGCCGTGGGGCTGACTATATGCTAGAAACGCATAGTACGCAATTGTACATATAACAGTCAATGCTACAAGTGCCGCCAATACATAACTTCCTATTGTTTCTATATCACCGGGTTGTATACCGGGATTTTGCTTATCGGGATCGATACCGTTTACGGCGTTTTGCATTTTCATCATATGGGTTGGCTGCGGCGGTAGTCCCTCGCCATTAATATATACCTTATCATCAATAACATCTTCCTCTTCATCAAGTTTGTAACACTTGAGCGGAACCTCCTCTTCTTTATCGGATAGAGGGGATGCATAACCGGCAGGTTCGGCACCGACGACTGGGTCGTCGCAGTGCGGAGCCCCTTTTTGTATATAATAATCGATGTCCTCTATGATGGGCGGATTACACGTATTCGAGCCCATAGTTCCTTACTACGGGCAACGACTTAGTCCTTTGGGCATAACATTTGAGGGACGCTTGAGAATTTAAATCCAGTTCCTGTTGTCGGCAACGCCGCGACCGTTTTCTCTTTAAAATTCAGGACTTGAAAATATGTATTACCATATACATACCATTGAACAAATACTGCAACAGCAGCACAGACAGTTATTCCCAAAAGGATGCCAAAGAATATACTGAGAGCGCGCTCGATATCACCGGGCTGTATGTTCGCAGGCGTTGACGGTGTACCGGGGTCTATTTTTCCTAAATCCATAGTATTCAAGTCGTTTTGGGTTTGCGAAAGTTCGTCTTTTAAGGTAGATGTACCCCCCTTGGTCATATCAATACGAAGCCCTGCGGCACCACCAGGACGAATTCGCTTACAGGTCATCGAATCGGTAGGAACGCCTTTGCGATCTTTTATACTCGGTAGTGCCACGGCGTCACCGGCTTCAATAATAACGTTTGTAATAAGGGTCGTAAGTTGTATAAAACGTGCGTTGGACGCCTGGTCGTTACTGACGGGGGGTTTTACAAGTTGTTCAAGGGGGTCGTAGTCATTTGCGTCTGCTGGGCGCGGTTTCCGCGCAAGTTGACCGTTCAAACGATCATAATCCGCAACCGCCATACCAATCGCATTCTGGCAAACTAAATACCGTACATTATTTGTTGGAGATAAAGATATATCATTACAGGTTTTGAGTGTATCGGTCGTGCTCAGACGTAATAGAAAGTTAAATCCATTATAGGCAAGGAACTTAGGTTTTGGGGGTAAAATAGAACCTAGTGTAGGACGATTTGCTGTTACACCGGTGCTGAGGGTTGCGAAGTATTTTTGGGATTTTGGATTTATACGAATACCGGATTCTACGGGAATACAGAGCATAATTGGCGATTGGGGCGTTGAAGACGCCTGAGATGGATTGAAGACTGTGACAAGTTCGGCATCGCAGACCTTCGCCTCACCGGCGATTTTATGTATACCAGGTATACATAGATACGATTGTGATAAATTATACATATATCCGTTGAAATGTATAGAGGTTGTTGGATTTTCATTGACATTGAAGAAGAAATCAACCGGACCTGTATAATTTCCTGGACCTGGTATCTGAGAAATTATACGTAATTTACTTGTAGGACTCTCAGCAACATTTTGTAGTTTCAATCCTGTAGGGAAATTCACGGGAGTTTCCTTACAGCTAAAGTAATTATCAGCAATCTTGGACATCTATGCCCGTCTCTGATTTTCCTACGTTTTTTAAGTGAGCCCGCAATCCGCTTATACGGGCAAGTAGCGGGGCGTGGAGTAGCGGAAGACATTCGCAGTGTACGCCTGTCCTAATATAGGCACACCGACCGAATCGCCAGTAATGATCTCGTCGCAACCGTTATCATCGTCGCAATCGCGACGCTTGAATTGAAGGGGGACTTGAACAGGATTCATACCGTCAGTGCGTGTATAATAGTTCCAGCGGTCACGATTTGTTGTGAGTTTACGTCCGAATAAGGGCAGTATTGTACGATTGGGCGAGGCAGACATATTTGTGCCACCGGGCGCTGTTAGAACGCCGATTTGCTGGTACGTATCAGGATAGCCTTGGGTTTGGACGTTTATGGGAATGATAGCACCAACACCGGCGGGTATGGGCGGGGAGACAAAGCCAGGGTCGGGCGGAGTGTAATAGGATTGTTCAGGGGCGAGGGGGGAGAAACGAGGATCGCCGGTACCGCGAGTCGGCTGTGCCCAAGGACCAAGGGGTCCTAGCGGACCAAGCATAGCACCAACGCCGCCACCAAGGCGAGGTGCCGTTTCCCGTGTAGGAACAACGGCGACCTTTTCTTCTGGCGGTGCTCTATAAAGAGGCTTCACCTCGCGCGCTGGTACATGTGTCTGACGCCATAGGAATGCTAAAAATCCGAGTATAATTACAACAATACAAATAACGCAAAAAATAGTACCGATATCCATACAGAAAAAGCCAGGGGGGCAGCTACCGCCACCCGCGCTGCCGCTGCCGCCACCACGCATCTTAAATCGGCTGCTAATACCGCGCGCCATCCTCTGTTGTGTCTTACGATTTTGCTTTTTGCGAATTCATATATTCACGCGCCAGCTCTACCGGCGACATTGTGCTACGGCGCATCGCATCGGTAAAGAAGGAGGGATTTAGAATTGTACTGGCAAGACGCTCGATAAGTTTGAGAACGCGTGCGATAGTCGCCTGATCGAGTTGAGGGACGGCTTGACGAACGCTGGATTCAATCGCCGAAATATCCTGCTCCGAGAATCCTTCGGATATAATGACTCCGCGGCGCACATAGTAGGTGTAAACAATTGCCGCGGTGAGAAACGCAGTTAGTACAATAAATGCGATAAGAACGCGCATTATTTACAGGTTCGTGCTAATTTAATTTGATTATAAGGACGACTTATTATCAAATTTAACTATCAAATATTGTTCGCATTTAGTTCGCCATCTTGCCATTACCGAAGTAGCCCTGGAACATCTCCATCATCTGCTTACCGTCGGTAATGAGCGGCTTGAGCGTCGCCAGTGTGCCCATTAGCTGCTTCTGTGTCGCCATTAGCTCCTGCGTATCCTTCGACATCGACGCAATCTGGTCGGGCTTGAGCGACTTGTAGGCGTTCATAAACGTCGTGCCGGCATCAAGGTGATAGTCCTCGTCGTCACCCTCGCTGGGCATCTTGTACTTCTTACCCAATGTTAGGAACTCAGCACGCTTGCCGTTATCGGGGGGAGGATTTGCGCGCTTCGCCTTCTTAACGACCTTCTTCTCGGCGGACTTATTCTTTGTCTGAAATCCCTCCTTATGTGCCTCCTCGTGCTCCTCGCGCTCCTCTTTTCCCTTATCGGTTAGGTAATCCTCCTCGCTTAGCTCATCGCGCGCATCATCGAAGCCCTCTAACTTCACCATAGGGGTCCGGGAATAGTAGAGTGCTACTAAAGATACAAGCGCGCCAAGAACGCTGCTAACGAGTACATTACCACCCGTGAGAACGTAGAGGATGAGGGCTACACCGGCACCGAGACCGACTGTCTCGGGTTGACCACAGTATAGAACATAGGTGGCAACAATCGCAAAGACCGCATAACCGGCACTAGTTTCTAGGTTGCCCTTTACCAAGGAACGAAGCGACTTCATTCGTATGACTCTAAATTACGGTGATTTTTTGTTCATAGACCAAGAGCAGACGCCGCCAGCTTATAAAGAGCAAAGAGTACACCGGCAAAGAGGGACTTGGCAATGAGTCCGAGCCACGAGAGCTGTCCGCCGAGGCTGAATGCCCAAGTGGCATACTTGCTTAGAAACGTTTGGAGTACCGGGAGTGACAGAGTAAATATTAGCACAGCAACGATAAGCGGATCGATGAGGCGGTCGAGAATATTGGACCAAACATTCTTCTTCGGCACTACAATGCTAGACTCGTCCTCGTAGGGGACAAAGTTGGGCTGCTGCTGCTGCTGTACCATCATTGGAACCTGTCCATTCATACCGCCCATACCGCCCATACCGCCCATACCGCCCATACCGCCCATACCGCCCATAGGCATCTGGGGCATCTGGGACATCTGCTGTATCATCTGGGGGGGAGGCATCTGGGGTGGCATCTGAGACTGACCGGCGGCAACGTCGGCACCCGACGCATTCATATCACGTAGGATTTCCGCCATACGGCTCGCATCGGCTTCATTTGGCACTTGACCCGACTCAAGCGCATCAAGGGGAGTTCCATTTTCGGGAGAACCAGAGCCAGACATTGGGTTTAGACTGGAAGCAGAGAATCGGGGCATTTCTAAAACGCGCCTGATTCTTTGTTGTACAGCGTCATACTTAACCTAGTGCGGCAAACGACATCGTATCTACAACGGTGATCTTACCGTCCTTGGGTGGGCATTCAACCGCTTTTGCGTCGAATTCGACACATTTAGAGCCAAACTGATAAACAGAGCCGCGGATTTCGTTGACGGGCGGACCGCGGATAATTAGGCAGTCAGGTCCATTACAGAGAGGACGGAAGATTGCCGCAAGACCAAAGCCGAGTACAATGCTAATTAGTGTAGCAAATCCTGGGCGGTCAATGATGTCTAGAAAATTAAACATCCTTACTTTAATAGGAGATGAAGTTTTTTAATAAGTTGGAGTTCTTTCCTTTCTTATTTGGACTTGCTATGGGAATTTTCTGCGTCTATATCCTCAAACCGGCTCCTATGGTCATTTCAAAGTATCCCACACTGGAAAATGTCGGCGAGTTAGTGTATCGCGATAGAAATGGAGCGTGTTTCAAATATGAATCGAAGACGGTGGATTGCGATAAGGCGGAAGATCGTATTAAGCCTTACCCTCTTCAGTAAACGGAAGAATACGCCCCGAAAGTGCGGTGGGTTCCGTTACAATACGATAAAGTTCGTTATGAAACCGTTTATCACTATGTGTAGCATAGTCCAGATCTTTTACTAGAAGTTCTGTTTCTGCTTTGATATAGCGTACTGGGTATAGTGCGGCGGAAAGTGTCGCCTCGGCTTGCTCCATAGAAATGGTTGCTTTGGCTACATCGAGAGCGAGGGCACTACGAATAGATGGTCCTTCAGCCTCGGCATTTTTCCAAGTCTGTGTGATCTTTAGTAATTCTGTTTCCGCCTTGTTTACAGCGTCAGACGCCGCTGATACACGCACGGCTTGTTCTTCGCGTAGTGTTTTCATAGTATCTTCGGCGGTAGCCCGGAGTTGTGGAAATTCGTCAACGGTTCCGAGAACAAACTGCGCATCGACGGCTTTTGTAGAGGGTATAACCTTCTCAGGTGAGGCGATGGCGGTCTCAAAGTTCTCCTTATATTTGATGGGGTCGAGGACAAGGTACTCGCCCCCACGGCGAACGACGTTACCGTAGCGGGATTTGTATGCTTTGAGCCAATCATCGATAGTATCAATCTTTCGAGGATCGATTGTGCGTTTTGCGCGGGTCGCCATTCTTTTTTTCAGGGATAGAGAAAGAAGAAAAGAATGAATATGACATTTACGATTTGTTTGATAATTTGTATGTTTCTCTTGATGGGTATGCTTCCACTACTGGTGTTTATGGGATTGGGTTCGGCTCTCGGTACTCAATCCGGTGAAATCCGTGTGCTTATATCGTTTTTCTTATTTGCGGGCATTGTGGCGTTCCTTGCGTCACTGGGAATCTTCACACTTATACAAAAGGAGGACTGTGGCAAGGTGGAAAGTATGACAAAGGCGTTGAATAATGCTGGATTAGCATTATTCATACAAGTAGCAGTTCTCGTATTGGTGTGGCTGGTTACACCCTTACGTGGAGTTGTTACAAATTTACTACCACCGGATATTGATACAAATATCAGCGATGGACTCGCGTATGGATATTTCGGTGGGTTTGCCGGTATGTTTAGTACATTAATTGGCGCAAGTTTCTCGAGTATGTGCGATGATGTAGTACCTCCAGTAGCAGCAGCACCGGCTGCGCCAAAAGCTTAGGCTTGCGGTGTTAGATTCGTAAATGTAGGCGGTTCGTGACCGAAGTAGACAAATCTAGGTATACCGGATGGTTGAGGTTCTACGATATAGTAACCGGGAAGTTGCGCAGGAGCAGGCGTGCTAGCAACAGACGGTAGTTTGGGAGCACGCGGCGCACGTACACGAGGTGCGGGAGTGAGAGCCGCTTCTGTGTGTAAAACTTGCGACCCCATTGGCGTTTCGGTATAGCGAACTTCACTGATAGGTGTGGCAATGTGATCTTCGGGTGCGGAATTGAGGACAACGTTTGCTACAAATACATTCCCGACACTCGCAAGCGCATAGGATATAAACGCCCACACAATCGTAAACATCCAAAACGGGAATACGGTATTTCGATGACTGCTATCGAGACCAAATTCCTTCCACGTTCCATTATCGGGGTGAAACATCGTACTGGGACGTATATATAATATAATGGCTACGCCCACAATGTAAATGGCGAGTGCCAAATAAAGAACAGACATTCTTCCCTATTAAACTGAAGAGATAAAGACCTACCGTAAAAACCACACCCCTAATTAGAATGGCTTCACCTCCTAGACCACCTCGCCGCCCTTTGCGTGTAGAGGACTTTGCGGTGCGGCGCCGTAATGTAGCTCCTGCTCGCATGAACGTGAATCATATTAATGATGTGGTCGTTCAATCATTTTTGGAGTTGAATCAGGCAGGCATACCGGCGCCTCCAGGACAACTGCCAGCGTGGTACTTAGCCAAGGTAAACCAGGGTGTAGTACAAATCCCTGCGGATAAGCGGCAAAATGCGATGAATCTTGAAGATATTGATGCCGATGAAGAAGTAGTGCGTATCCGACAACTAGGACAGGACTTCTTCTATCGTAAGACGAACTGGGAGCAGTGGATGTCAACAAAACTTGCCCAATATCCGAACCGTCCTGTTGTAAATCCGGCAAATCGTGTGCCGGTTACGGCGGACCAGATTGATATCTTTACGGCACAGGTGATGGCGGGCGGCAAACGGCGTCGGAGCACCCGCCGTCAAGCAAAGCGATCTCGTCGGTCAACCCGTCGCCGTTAAATCAGTAATATCGTATGTTCGCCCAAATGCTATTCCGTAGGTCTGTCCTTCAGATACTCGTACAGATTCCCATACAGGACATGACGTCTCTTCACCTGTTGTTAGAATCATGATGTCCTCGCCCGTCGCCGGGTCCAATATATATTGATAGTAGTGCGGTTCCCGCCTTGCTATCAATCCGCCGTGTACAGCCGATTTAAAAATCCATATTAACTCGGGCATTTATTACATTTTATAAATTTTATAAATTATATAAATTAACAATATAAATGTGGCAAGTGCTGTAACACTCCATCCCATAGGCGTAAATATAATAAACATTAAGATACCAGGTAATAAAATAAATCCAATAATGGCAAAGACCGCCGCGATTGCTAAACTCATTCCCTATTCTTAATCAACATCTTCGTCGGCGGGAGCACGGTGGTCATATCCCTCCTCCTGAACAGCCGCACGCATAGGCTCCACATCTGCCAAACCAGTAATATCACCAGAGAATTCGGGAAGTCCCATTGCCGCACGCTGTCCCCGTTCAAATTCAAAGAAGTCCGCGTCATAGGAAAATAGATTTTTGAGTGTGCCGACAGCCCAGTCACCAATCTTGAGTGCCTTCTTACGTTTTTCAATATCGCGTAAATCTTTATCTAAATTATCAAACTTCTCAATGAAATATGCCTTCTCTTTTTCGGCACGTACATTGATCGCGTCGGCAATTTGTTCGGGTGTTTTCTGATAGCTTCCAATGAGTTCGATTGTATTTAGCATAGCATCGCACACCCACATTACGTGGAATTTCGTTGCCTCCACCTTTTTGACCGAATCCGTCGCATCCGCATACATTGGCGAGGATTCTGTAAAGAGTGCCGCAAGTCCATTAAAGAGTGTCCATTGTATCATTAAACGGAACTCTTGCGGTGTTAACTGAACCCCTGACCGTATATCGTTGCTGATAACGGAGAGCCAAGTACTAAACCAGGTGGTAAATCGGTCGAGGGATGCCTGAATGATATTAATCGTATCATCGGAGTATTCGCGCAGAGCATTTGTTGCCTTGAGCACCGAGCCAAACGACTTCGTCCAGATTGTTGTCAGCAATCCGTTGTGATTACGGCTGATTTTAGGGAACCATTTGGAGCCGTTAGGATTCGTGATTGTATAGAAGTAGCGGATTTGCGAACCCTCTGTGACAAATGTATCGGTATAGTTACGGAGAACTGCTGTTGTGTCGGTACTTACTGAAATCGCATCGAACATTTTGCCCAACAGTTCGATTGTCGCACCGAGTTTTGCCTCAGAGCCGCGGTAGACCGTTCCCATACCAAACCGAGCGCCGGCTTGTTTCAATAGCCGGTCGCAGCCCGCTACACCGAGTCCGCTCGTCATTTGTACCAGTAGAGACTTGAGCGCAGAATCGTAAGAGAGCGAGAATTGGTAGAGTTTGCCACTGCGCTCAACATCAACCACTTGCTCTGTTATAATAGAGCGCATTGCGTCAATAAAGGTTTCCCAGCCAGCGGCAGCCGACGGAAGCAACATACCGAGGGTTCTGCCGAGAGTTACTAATACAGTTAAGAAATCATCTGTCACTACGGGCGCAGGAGGTATAATCGCTTTGAAATTCTTCATCGCTGCCTCTAGACGGCTAAATGCCGCTTCATCAAAGGCGATGTTTTGACGACGTAGCCCGTCCATCGCAATCTGCTCGCGCTCGGCATTTAACCGCTCTATTGCGCGCGCACGCTTACCAGAGTTCGTTTCGGAAATATCGGCAAGTGTCAGATCCAGTAATTCGGCAGGCATTGCGTAGCGACACCAGCGGCATACTCCGCTGCGGTTAAACTCGTGAACTCCGCCGTAACGAACTCCGCGGTAGCAATACTGTAAAAACAACTTGTAATATCCACTGCTGTCGAGCTCTGCTAAATCGCCTACAAGTGTTGTTGCCGACCAGGGGACGTAGATATGCGAGCCACAATTGGGCGCAGCAGAATCGCGGCGCGCAATAGTCACCGCCGCCGTGTTCTGAACAACCAATTCCGCCGAGAGATTTTCCAATCCAAGCGACCCCACGCCAACGCCGACCCGTCCTACGTCGGTAAGGCGACCAAAACAGCAGACCGAGTCGGAGCGCGGCGAGTTTTCGATAATGACCGCCGAGCTAACGCTCTCCTTATAGAACTGTGCGACCAACTGCGCATTGAGCTGTTGTCCACGCGCGCGAACAAAGGGACCAATCTTTGCGACCGGCATTGTTACCGTATCCGCCTCGAATTTCTTAACATTTTGAATATTTCCCTCTGTGAGCAGCGACCGATCTACAGGCGCACTCATAGGGCGGAACGCCGGCGGCAACCGGTCTGTTTCGGACGCCTTGACCACTTCGGCAGTTCCCTTCTCCCTTGCCAGCCGCAGCAACTCCTTATACGTATCGCTCACATTTGTTAGTGGAGCAGGAGTTATTTTACCCGCTGATATACATAGAATAGACATAAGGGAAAGGCGAACCGCATTTTCACTAGCATTCATACGCTTCGGCATCTGCGTTTCAGGCGACCACGATGTCAGATTCCAAGGTGCGTCGTTGCGGAAGATATTTGCGATACAACAGGCGACATAGGCAAGGGCACCGCGTCCCACTACAGCAGGGTCGTCACCGTCTAGCGGAAAACCGGCACGCGAGTATTCGCAACCCGCCGCGGGAAAAGGAACATGAATTGACGATGTTTGAAGTTCCAGAACAATAAGGGCACCAAGAATACCAATTTGATTATTAGCAAAGAAGGTATCGTAAGATGCCGATGCCGCCGGTTTCTTACCCTTCGCGGGTACACTAGATGTGAGTTTTTCGTAGGTAGCACGATCCATCACGCGCTGTTTGAGGTAATCTTGCGTTCCTTGTACAACACGCTTATAGGTGTCAGATGGCGCAGCGTAGCCGCAGCGTTCAAAAATAGTTCGTGCGATAAAGTAAATCTTAACATCTGCTTCGGTCTCAAACGGTATTGCCTCTTTGGCGTCCTCGCGTAACACTGCGCCAGGCGCAGTCTCTTCATCCTCTTCGTTCGCAATTATATTGCGACCAATCAGCGGACGCCCCTCATCGTCGAATTCTAAATGCGTATCATATTCTAGATCTTGGATCTTCTGACCGCAGCTCTTACATATATAGGCACCCTCAAAGACAGGACCGGCATATTCGAGTAAAAGCGACTTGTGAAGCGCCTGTTGGCGACCAGGATGTAGGAATTCGTTCAATAAGAGTATCTCGTGCTTACATATTAAATCTTCACCACAGTTACCACATAATGTGTAATTTCCGCGTTGTCCAGCTTGGAACTGATTGAGGAATTTCTCAAAGAGTAGCATACGCGTCTCGTCGCTGCGGATATTCATAATCTTTTCGAGCTCTTTGACGTGTTTACAGGGGTTAAGGAGGGGTGCCGCTTGGAACGCATTTATCGCGTCACGTGTAGTCATAGCATTACGTTCAATACGGCGTGCTTCTGCCTTATACGTATTCTCAAATGTTGATACAAGTATGGGATCTACACCGCCCGCAAATGCGTAATAATAGGGACCAAGTGTCTTATTCGCCACCATAGTAAGTCCGTTGACGATTGTGAAATCGTAGGTTTTGAGCAGCATTTCGTGTTCGGTCAATGCTGTTACAACAGGTTGAATCACTTGGGAGCCGAGGGTTGCTTCAGAAAGAAGGGCGGAATCGGCGCCGAGGAGGGGCGCAACCGCTGGTACAGATGCTACGCCACGAGCGGCACGGGCGACTTTCATCAATTCGGCGTACTGATTATTCCACTTTGTGATACCTGCGTTGACGACGGCAAGGATCGGTTCAAAGGCGGTGGTGGAGATTTCGAGATTGCGGAGACCAAACGAATCGAGCACGGCGCTGAGATATTCATCGTTAAATGCGGTGGCGGTGGGTAGACGGTCGGCTAGAATATCTGCGAGCGGCATCACCGTTTCAGGATCATAGAATTCTTGGGCTACCCAATTTTTCATTAAGGCTGTGTAAAATAACGTTTTAGAACCGCGAGAGACCTCGCTGGCAGTAATATCCCATAGTAGAACGCTAGAACGAATCGGCGAACGGAAACGTAGCATATCGCTCGAGAGTATGATATGTTGTAGCACGTCACCGGAATCGGCGGGGGCGACGACGGTAGTTGCGCCGGTTTTGGCATTGCGTTGATAGGATGCTGACAACAAACGTATATAGCGATTATTGATTGTACTGAGCGAATCAGAATAGAGAACCTGCGGTTCGTTTTTCTTGTTTACCGTAGGTGGAACTTCTAGAAAACCGATGACGGGCTTGGGTGGAATCTGCGAGCGTAGAACGTCCATATCGTAGGGGATGCGCGCCCGTGATGCCGACGCAGGAACATATGCCTGAATTGTTTGAAGTACAGAATGTATATAACCGATAAATGCGTTGTCGAGCGATTGTTCAACAAATCGTGTACCGCTCGCCGCAACTGTGGCAAGTGTGCCGACATCGGAACGCGATTCTGTATCTTCAGTTTCGAACGATTCCTTATCGTCGGTATAGAGGACCTTCTTCACTGCCATAACGGGTAAAAAGGCGCGTAGAGAGTCGCCGCTACGGTTGCGGTCTAGGATATCTTGGAGGGAGTCGACAACATAGGAGGTGCTAGGAGCGCCAGGAACAATCGCACCGGCTTCATCGCGTACAACAACTGAGTTCTTCATAGCAAGTAGCAAATCCGTTGTGCGATAGAGGCTTTGCATAACTTTGGGGTCGCGCTGTTTTTTGAGCGGAATATCAACAAGTAAGGATACAAACATATCTTCACGCTGAACACTATCGCTAAAGGTCCGTTCCTCGCTAGGAATCTCTTCTACGAGCGCAGCGGGTAGTGTAGTATAGTCGAGTTCCGGGAATACTTCAGGTTCCGTCTCGTCTGCTACCGATTCGGCGTTGGAGGAACTATTGTTTTCGGGCGGTGCGACGCTTTCGGGCGCAGCGCGTGGACGTAGAATATCCAACGGCGCAGCAGAGCCAATGAACTGGAAGTTAAGTTCTTTTCCGTCTTCGAGTATAATGCCGTCCTCTGTATCGGTTGCTATTACGCGCGCAACAATTCCCTCACCAATAGGTGTACCGTCAACACTGAAAAATTCTAGGATTTCACCATCGACCACGGACAATTGTATAGCAAAGTGAGGATCCTTACGCTTCTCGTGAATTAATAATTCTTGAACGCCGATTGCCTCTTGGAAAGCGCCAGTGTCTGGATTAATAGGAAAATCTACACCGGTATTACTCGATTGCGTAGGACGAACACGGATAAGAGATCCGTCGCGATAGATAATACGACCGCTTGTAGTTTTATAAGCATCACTGATGATGGTTACCCAATCACCCAATTCGGGCACAAGTTCGTCTTCCATCCCTCTAATGTAGATGCGGGTCTCTTTTCTATCTTAGCCAACCGCCCCGCAAAAAAATTGACGGCGCTTTTCGCCGAAACAAACTATCAGCCTCCTTCTTACGACTCCCTTCCAACAATGTCTATCTTCGCATCCCTTTCCAATACCTACCCCACCTGGGGCGGTCTTTCCTCCTTTCTGACGAGCGAGGCTGGCGGTTATCTCCGTGTAGATGACCATTCTACGCCTGAGCAGCCGTTTGCGCTCATTCGCTACGTCAAGGGTAAGAGCAACTTCGCTCTTCCCCATGTTGGTGCCTTCCGCTCTGTCGTATGGGATGTCCTCAAGAATATTCCCGTCAGTATCGCACCGCAGAAGAGCGAGACAGGTGAGAGTATGCCCTCAACGCCTTCCACCGAGGGTTTCCGCATTGAGCGCTTCATTGACGGTGTAATGATCTGCGGATTCTTTGACACCTACAACAATGTGTGGCGCTTCCATACGCGCTCTACGCTCAATGCGAACTGCCGCTTCTATAGCCAGACGAAGAGCTTCCGTCAGCTGTTTGAGATGGCGGTTAGCACGACGATGTCGTGGTCCGACTTCCTTGCGTCGCTCGACCAGACTACGCAGTACACGTGGGTGCTCCAGCACCCTGAGAATCGTATTGTGGTCAATGTGACGACGCCGACGGTTGTCTGCGTCCAGAAGCAGACCTATATCTCGGATACGCTTGTCGCTGTGACGACGCCAACGAAGTTTGACGTTTCCCAGATTATGGTGGCGTCTTGGAGCGAGCTGAGCGCCAAGCTCCAGCTGGAGAATGCGCACTTCAAGCATAACTTTCAGGGCTATGTTATCAAGAACGGGTTGAGCTTTCGCTGGAAGGTGCGCGGCGAGGCGTACAACCGTGTGCGTAAGATGCGCGGTAATTCGGCACGCCGTGACTATCTGTGGCTGGGTATGTGGCGCTCAGGTACGCTCCGTGACTACCTGGCGATTTACCCAGAGGAGCGTGGCGCGGCGAATGCCATTGCTGACCGCTGGAAGATGATTAGCCGTACGGTGTACAATCTGTACACGGATGTGTTCAAGGCGCGCAGCCTACAGAAGGGACAGATTCCGCCGAAGTACCGCCCGTTCGTCTTTGGGCTCCACAATCTGTACATCAACGAGCTCAAGCCGCAGAGCAAGACGGTGGACTGGCAGACCGCACTCCAGTATATGAATGCCAGGGATACGGCGCAGGCGCTGTATGCGATTAACTGGGAGGTGCGCGCCCAGAATCAGCAGCCGGCGATTCCGCTGGAGGCGCAGGCGGTCACTGATGTTCCTACTGAGGTAACGACCTTAGAGCCGGTGCCGACCGCAGCCGCGACTGTACCGATGTATGAGGCGCAGCTGGTCACGGGCGTCATCTAAGCGTCAATACTCCAATACTCCAATACAATCTAACACTAAACCCAAAATCCAAATAAAAATAACTAAACCTTCAAAACCCCTAAATTTTTTAACCCCCTTCGTTTAAATGTGTAAACTAACGAAACCCCATAACGTAGAGCAAATGTGCGGGATTTGGGCAGCATTAAAGGCAAAGGGATTTACGACTGAGCAAGCGCTTGCTTACGTCAAGAAACTAGAGCCACGGGGACCCGAATATACTGCTATTCATGATATATCCGGTGTTCTGCTAGGGTTCACCCGCCTTGCGATTAACGGTCTAACTCCGTTGGGACACCAGCCGTTCCTCCAAACCAAAACCGCAACGGTATGTAACGGCGAGATCTACAATTACAAGGAGCTCGCAGCCCGTTGGAACCTTGACCTCCCTGAGGGCACAAGTGACTGTGCTATTATTCCCCACCTAGCAACTCATCTCGCTCCAACTGAACTGGTCCGCACGCTAGATGGTGTCTTCGCCTTTGCGCACGTGAATACGCAAACAAACACGCTGCTTGTCGCCCGCGACCCATACGGCGTACGTCCTTTGTTCGAAGCCCAGTACGCCGATGGTTCAACAATCTGGTCCTCGGAAATCAAGGGTCTCCCCACAGATTATACCACAATTCAGCCGTTTCCGCCAGGAACGTGGAGACTTTACAATATTCTCACCGGCACCCTTATCAGTGAGCATAAGTACCACGAGGTTCCCCATGTAAAACTTGCCGCGTTTGGATTTCCCAGCGGATTATCGTTAGCGAAGGTTGCATTACACGATGCTCTTACATCGGCGGTGAAGAAGCGTCTGTTAAGCGACCGTCCTATTGGTGCGCTGCTGAGTGGCGGCTTAGATAGTTCGCTCATTGCGGCAATCGCCGCTCGTGAGCTCAAACTCAACAATAAGAAACTTCATACGTTCAGCATTGGAATGCCTGGATCGACCGACCTTGTTTACGCCCGAATGGTAGCGGAGTTTATTAAGTCAACGCATCACGAAGTGGTTGTGAGCCCTGAGGACTTTCTCAATGCGATTCCGCAGGTAGTCCATGATATCGAGTCGTATGATATTACAACTGTCCGTGCCTCTGTAGGCAATTGGCTGATTGGTAAATATATTAAGGAACATACGGATATTAAGGTAGTCTTTAATGGTGACGGCAGCGATGAGATTGGTGGAGGATATTTATATTTTTATAAGGCGCCGAATGATGAGATGTTTGAGGCAGAGTCTGAACGACTCCTCAATGAAATCCACTTGTACGATGTGCTCCGTTCCGATAGATCTATGGCGGCGCACGGCTTGGAAGCGCGCACGCCGTTCCTAGATAAGAATGTTGTGGCAACTTGGCGTGCGATTTCTACCTATTTACGTAGACCTAAACCCGCAAATGCCGAGGGTCGTGGTAAGATGATGGAGAAGTTTATTTTGCGCGAGGCATTTGTTCACGACTATTATTTACCGTTGGATGTACTCCTGCGTAAGAAGGAGGCGTTTAGCGATGGAGTCAGCGCAACGACCGACTCGTGGTATCTCCGCACTAGTACGTACGCAAAAACGATAAACCAAACCGAAGCCACATACACCCATAATCCCCCCACCACCGATGAAGCCCGTTGGTACCGCCAACTTTTCGTCCAGAACTATGGTGATAAGGCGGCAACGCTCATTCCACAAATGTGGCTGCCGCGGTGGATAGAAGGGGCGACGGATCCGTCCGCCCGTACGCTCAAAGATTTGTATCCTTAAAGTAAGGAATGATAAATGAAGCGCTTCTAGTGCTATCAGAGGTGATTTTATCGGCATACCCGATGTTGATTAAACTCGTAGATGTATCTGTCATCTTCCAGACCGGTCTGCGTATGGCGGTGTTTACAGTTCTAGCCGCCATCGCCGCCGTTATCACACAGAATCCACTTGCCATCGGATCACTCCTTACAACAGAAACCCTCGCGACAGGTCTTCTCAATCTACTTCACGTATTTACGAGTTATACGGCGTTTGACCAGTTGACGGGTGGAAACGCGATGGCACTATTCTATACATATCCTGTATTCAGCATCCTAGCTACGGCAGTCGTCTTTAAGGAGGAGATTCAATTGAAGTCAATCCCGTGGATTGTTCTTGCGTTTGGCGGTGCCGTCGCCCTTGCCCAACCGACAACCTCGAATTGGACTATGATTGGTGTTATTAGCGCGCTACTTGCCGCACTGACCGAGGTCGGCATTTATATTTGGTTCCGTTGGCGTAGGGAGAAAACGGATACACAGCCTTGGACGAAGATGATACAGATGTATGGCAGTAGCGGGGTTTTGTGGGCGGTAGGAATCGCAGTCGCCGCTCTCCTAGGCGTCCTTGCCAAGAATACGTTCAATATTACGCCGACGAGTCTCGGCGGTATAATTGCGTTCAATTCGTTGATAGGATTTGCAGGCTATGCCCTACGATTCTTCCTTATTCCGCAGGTGAGCACAATTATCTTTAGCGCTCTCTCCTTTTTCGGTATTGTGAGTGCCTACCTATTTGACTGGATTTTTACAAGCCAGAAGCCAACCGCAATACAAATCGCAGGTGCACTGGCAATTATTATTGCCAATACGGTACTGGTAACACGAGAAATTGCTTAAAGACCACAGCCCCAACTATCTCAATGCTAAGACGTGGTATCTATATTTTTTCTTACCGTCCTATTGACCGATGGGAACGCAGCCTCCTAATAGATAATTCTTATTATAATACAAATTATAGACTAATAGCAAATCCGATTCTTGTTCAGGTAAATCGGCGCAATGTGAATTCAATCGACACAAATAAAGAGTTTAAGGCAAAATATGTAAAGGAGTGGTACACCTACGAGTATCAAAAAGAGATGGTTCAATTCTACCCCCGCGATTACAAATGGTTAGATATTAAGATTCCTAACCAAGTCACATTTTCAACCTATATGCCAGATATTGTGAATACGGACGATACCTTAGTATTTGAGTCTGAGGATAAACGGCTGTTCTAGCTGAGTAGAGCACAGCACAGCACCTAAATTAACCCTATATAACAAGGATAGGATGGCGGCTACACCGGCAAATAGCCTAACCCTTGTAAGCACGGGTCTAGCTGATTCACGTTTGATGTCCCCTAAGGGCAACCCAGACATACATCAGTTTGTTCATGTAATCAATAAAACGACTCGCTGGGCAGCGCAATGGAATAAGGTGGATTTCGACGGTACACCCGAGTTCGGTCAGCGCGTCAGCCTCACACTTCCTATGATTGGCGAATTGGTGAACGGGGTGATGATAGTCGTTGAAATGCCAGATATATACCAAACCCAATTGTTAGCAATCCAGGCAGCAAATGGAAATCCAAATATTAAAGTCATCGATCCAAATAATCTAGGAAACTTCTTGGGACCGCTTTTTGGTTGGACAAATTGTTTAGGACACGCACTGATTCAGCAGATAGAGTTGGAGATTGGCGGTGAGATAGTAGAAACTCTAGATGGGCGATTGTTAGAAATCCTGGACGAACTAAATGAGACAACGGAATCTGCCCTTGCGAAAAATTTTATGATTAAGCGTACTGCGTATGGATATAAAAATACAACGTACCTCACCCCCACCCCGACAACAGTATATATACCGATTCCATTTTGGTTTTCAAAGCCAGGTATTCATTCGCACGCTTTGCCGCTTCAAGCTCTGGCAAATGATATTGTACGCATTCACGTGACGTTTCGTCCTGTGAATCAATTGGTATATACGGAAGCACGTGCCAATCCGCTCACGATTGGACTTTCAAATACACCTGCCTATACACCGCCGTATAATCCTATGCTACCGATTACTGGGTCACCGTTTTGGCAAACAAATCTAGCAAAAGGACCTACGGGACCGGTTTATACTATGAATGCCGCAATGGGTACAACTCCTGTAAGCGGTGGCATTATTCCAGGTATTCAAATGCCGCTCCGTTTTTCGCCGACCGCCGCCTACGCAATGATTGAGTATATATCGTTAGAAGAACAGGAAGCGATTGCGTTTCGAAGTGCTGAGATTACATATCAGGTACAGCAACATTTTGCCATTCCGGTTGAGCAAACCCTTGGTCAAACTGAATATCATTTGGATGTTCCGTATTCGAATCCTACAAAGGAATTAATATGGGTTTTACAACGACCAGAAACTGCGAATTATAATGCGTATTTTCTATTTACAAGGGATCTCTATCCTACACCGTTATCGCAGCCAAATGGAGGACCACCGCCGTTACCAAATCCTTGTACGATTCCGTGGTGGCCTGATGCGATTTTGTTGCCGAGCCAGGTAAATAATTGGCAGATTCAGCCTGGATTTCAACAGTCATATTCAGAGCCTTTGGCGGGCGCGGCACTTCACTATAATTCGTATGAGCGCTTTGTCCACGATGGTGGTAGTTTCTTCCGTTCAGTGGTACCATCGCAGTATTTTGTGAAATCGGCAGTGATTGATCGCTATATCTATGCTTACGCATTTGGACAGAAGAATGATCGGTTGGAGTATGAGCCGAAGGGGGCGGCGAATTGGGATAAGATAGCGCGCAAGGAGCTTTATCTTACAATCAATAACGCGCGGGGTGGAGGACCCCCGCCGAATTTAAATGTCTACGCGTACGTGACGATTTGGAATATCTTTAAGGTGTATGGTGGTCGTGGTGGTATGTTATTCAGTAACTAAACATCCCAACAACCAAAAATTGAGAATAAATCAAATATATTCTCAATTTGTAATAACACAATGTATATCGGATATCCTATTAGCCTAAAGACAGCCTTTACGATGTTTGGCTACCGACAGCCTATAGAAGATGCCCAGCCCCGCTATAATGTACTGAGGGACCACCTTGCTAAGCACAACCTAGATATCTACTTTTACGATAAGAATGTCTATATTCTAGGTATGCTAGTGAACGAGTTTCACGCAGGCAATGATACTCACTACTCTGTCAATGATGCGTTTGAACTTATGATTGCGTATAAGCATAAGGTCACACAGAATCTCAAGGCGGCTGGTGCGAATCTAGCAGAGTTTGATATTGAGGTGATGGAGGGGGAGCCACAGCGTGTCCAAAATCCGTTGCCGTACGTCATCACTTAGGTATCCGAAACTGCTTCAACGTCACTTCAATCGGTTTTTTTGCCCCACGCGGTAGATTTACGGTTGCGATACGACCGTATGCGGCAAAGCTGACGGTTCCGTTCCAGCATATACCATCTTTGATATACTCGTCAAACCGAGATTTGAGTTCTTGGACCTCGGGGGATGAATAAGGAATACCTAAATCAATTGTAAGTTTTTTCAAAACCGCAATTGATTCCTTGAGCCGATCCGCCTGAGGTTTTTCAGATACCACATCAGACATTTAACCAAACTGAAGGAAAAAATGCCCAAACTAAACCTAATGCTGTGATTGACCGGTTGGCATAATCACCGCACAGGTGCTATTACAGATATTCATACCGAAAAAATAGTCGTATTTATTATCGTAAGATGGGAAATTAAGTATACAGCTACTAGTAGTATAGCAACAAGTACTTTGTTTAACGCAATCCCCTGTAGGATTCTTTAGAATATATTGCGCATTTTGGTTTACATAGATCGCCCGCTGTTTCAGTTTGCGAATTGTATCGGACGCGTCCATCTAGATAGGCTCCTGAAAACGTTGCGTCATATCCGCCGTAGCCTGACGCTGATGTGGTGTACTGAACGGAGATGTAACAACATCAGGATCGTGTGCTGTTGTATTACGGCTGAGGAAGAAGCCGTGCTGAGTACCGAGCGCAGTTACATTGCTCACCATTCGGGTTAGCATATCAACATCTTCATCGACCATAGGTTCCTGCTGCCGACGAACATCATCTAGCATTTCATCGACCTGAGCTTGGAGACGGAGAATGAAGGAGCGACCAACGGCGGGTGAGAGCGCTAGACGATGCTCTGCTCTGGTGAGTTCGGCGATAGCACCGGCATAGTCACGACGTACAATCATATCAGATACAGCTGTCATTGTGTGAACAAGTCGAACCCGCTGGAGCTGCTCCTCCATATCCATCATATCCAGCGCTCCTACTGTTGCGCTAACGACACAATTTTGTTGAATTCCTCCCTCAATCCATGTAAGATGAACGGGTGCGGCTTGACCACGGAAGACAGCCCATTGGGGTTTGTTGGCAATGAGTGAACCGACATTATATACTTCAGGGCGCGAGGTATCAATGCCAAGTTCAAGACAGTAACCACCTGCCGATACGGCAAGATACGCATTTGAACCGACCGTGTCAATGAGACCGCCGACAATATCACCAATAATAGCGGGAATAAGCTCGGCGGAATCGGCGTAGGTATAAGAGCCGCAGCTCCGCACTGCCATATCACGAAGCATCTGAGCATTATGATTACTACCGAAACCGAGGGTATTGACAGGCGTTCCGCTTGGTAGCCGTGCCGCAATCAGCCGTAGCAATCCCGCAGAGTTTGTAATTCCTGTATTAACGTGTCCATCGGTCATTAGGAAAACAGCATCAATAGGCGATTCACTCATATCACTGAGTACTTCAATTGCATCCTCCATATTTGTACCACCATCTGCCGTCAACCGGTCTACAATACGATGAATATCTGTCTTGGCACGGGGATTCATATTGGCACAATCGACAACCACCGATGCGGTACTAGCATATTGAATAAGTGTAAGCATATCCCGTTCCTCCATACGGTCAATAAGCAGGTGCAATGTACGAATAACGGCAGCAAGTGGTGCTCCATCCATACTTCCGCTGGTATCTAGCAGCAGAGCAATATGGTAGGGCGTACGCTCAGCACCCACCCTACGCGTGGGTAGAATTCGTACAACAAGGTCGCTTCCATAATAGGACGCATCAACTTGAACAGGCATTTTATGCGAATTCAAATAAACAAATCTAGTGATTCAATTTTTTTATAATCAAGGCTGCGTATCGGTTGCGTAATTTTTTGTGAGCAATGTTTGCATACGCTTATATTTGATATAGTCAGTATGGGTGCGGAAGGTGGGAAATGGTGTGCCTGCGCCCGGAGGGCTTGTGTATACAATACCTACACTACTGATATTCTGGTATACGTTGTAATTATTAGATTCCGACGAATATAGCGTCTTGCCCGAATTAAATGAAACGGAATCGGACGCCGAGCGATCGTTAGGCTGCTTACGGAATAATAGAACCGAGCAATCTTGGGCGCAGAAGTTTACAGTCGATAACGGCAACGCAGGATCAGGATAGTAGATATAGGCACTGGTAGAGCCGTAGTAGGGCGGAGCCTGTGATGGAACTGACATATTTAATGAGCGATTAGAAATTCTTTCTCATACGCTGACTCCATTTCGGGTAAAGGCGCTTCGCGGTAATCACGAATATATTCAACCGCCTCCCCTTTGCGAATGCTAATTACACCAGAATTCATTGTGATAATGCTATATAATGTCTTCGCGCCTCCAGACTTATCTGCCGTCCACATATTCGCACTACGCGTCCACTTATTCGCCAATAAGTCGTATACGAGTTGCGCGCCCGAGAAGATGATACCCGATGGCGAAACGATTGTAGACGGGCATTGTTCAGATACAATGCCGAGCACCTTTCCTGAATGTTTGACAACGTCGCCAATCGCAATCGCATCTATACGCTTCCACTGCCCATCCACCATCAAAACTTCGGTGTCTCCGTCAACACCGAGGCTGTAGTCGAGCACCGGCGCCTCGCCCTTGCCCCCATCGCCACTATTTAATGCACGCGCAGCTATGCGCTGTGTATGAGCAATAACTGCCGCCGAATCGTGCTCATCATAGTCTGCTACCAAGAGCCCGTCCACGCCGACACGGAATTTGTGTCCGTCGACGTTTAAGCATACAAGTTCAGGTACCGAGCCCGCCCATACTGCCATAGGATGCGTCTCCGCCATCACCATTCCTGCTTCACCCGCCAAAACGTAGTGTTGAGCGCTCAGAACCACATCGCCGACGCGTACCATTGGCGTCGAGCTACCGGCGAAGCGGAATACCGACGTCACAACCGGCGCCTTATTGTTAGGAACTTCAGCCAGCACATCGCCAATCTTAACCTCCGAAATAGCCTTATAGGTACCATCTGCCATCTTGACCTGTGTATCAGGCACGAAGCAGAATTCAAATATAAATTTTACTAAGTCATTATCGGCAAGGTTGAAGGCGGCAGTCATAGCAGACTGACCCATAAAGAGTACGGCAAACATAGTACCGTAGACTTTGCCCATCAAATTAAGAATACGAATAAAACTCATACGGACATTATTCATTAAGAATTGAATCTTATTGCGCACGCTTGCTATGAAGTTCTCTACTCCACTTAAAAAGTTCGCAAACATTCCGCGAATACTCATAGCCGCATTCATAACAGTCATAAGCACTCCTTGGAATGTTGCTAATATACTGTAAATAGGTGCGAAGACTTCGGCAGCTTTTCCATTAAAGATATTCTGTACGCAAAAATTAAAATTATCCATTGGATCGTACCCGAAATTTCCTACAATTGGCATAAATAGTGGATTACATCGGTAGTTTGCGAAATGCTTTTTAATATCTGCTAAATTACTCAATTGTAGTGCTACAAACACTAATGCAATGTTTATAATTGTAACAATAGCAAAGACGATTATAGTTCGTGTATAACCCTCTTTCCATGCAACCATCTTTTCAAAATCGGATGTTTCCATTCTGAAAATCCCTCTGTTGGAAGCCGTGATTTTACTTGGGTGTTTCAAACCTGCCGATTTTTTCGTTTCTTATATGTACGTCGTTTGCTACCCCCTTTAGCCTTAGGAACAATAGGAGGAGTGCGTGGCGCAGATGGTGTCGGCGGAGCAGGAGGACGAGTAATTATTGTCTTCGGGACAGCGCTCGAGTCTGGTTTTTTCGTATCATCTACATCGTTCCAACTACGAATAGAAAAAGATCCACCCATTCTACGATTTCTACATATTTAAATACGTTTAGGCAAGTGTACGCTTAATCCACGCAATATCGGATTTGAAGACCTTGCTGGCAACAGGTGAGGTGCGCTTGGTGTAGGTAGCAACCGCCTGAAGTTTACGGCGAACAGATAGGGAACCGTATAAGGCGACCGCCTTCTTTAACGCGGCGTGGCGAGCCTTCGCCGATTTCTTGACAACATTGGCATAACCGAACTGTGATAGTTCGCCCTCGCGTAATGGACCTATACCGGGGGACCCATTAGGACCACGATATCCTTTGCCCTTGCGACCGACATCTTTTATCCATCCAGCAGGAATACGAATACGGTGCCCATTCTTGAGCTTACGCGTATATGCCGCACGGCGAATCTGCCCTCTATGTTTGCGTGTTGCGGTCATTAATCTTCTAATACGGTTCTAGAAATTGTAGAAATCATATACCCAATTCAAGAGGATGTTCGCTTTCGCAGGTCTAACATGTGCGCTCCTTGTTGGCGTTCTGTACTTTTTTGCGAAAGTGAATCAACAGGAGGTTCTGGATCACTGGGATGAGTACAATAAAAATTTATTATTCGTCTTTTTCTTAGCACCTTTCTATAAGCCTGACGGTGACCCGCGGTCCCGGCTTCAATTTGCAGTGGACAACTTCAATAATTTACTCTCAACATTTGCGACGGATACAATGAAAACAATCATGCAGCCTGTAATGCAGATTTTTAAGATGCTTACGGATGCGATTGATCAAACCGTAAGTGGACTGTTTAACGTGCGAGGACTTCTCAAATCGATGTGGAGTCAATTTAATAGTATGACGGAGGTGTTTATGAATCGGTTTCAGGGAACATTGACTGCCCTGCGAGCAACGTTTATGAAGTTACACGCGGCGATTGGCAAGACATTTGCGATTGCCGTGGCGGGTATTATGTCGGGTCTTTCAGCACTACAAACAATGTTAAGTATGTTCGACTTAGTTGTAAATGTGTGTATTACAATTTTGATTATTGTAGCGGCGATTTTTATATGGCTTCCCTTCATTTTCCTTCCAGTTTTAGCGCTCATTATTATGGCGGTGGTTGCAATTAATGAACTTCCGTCGGAGTTTAGTGACCAAATGACCGGTATTGCCGGTGTGTTTTGTTTTGCCGAGGGAACGGAGGTAGAAACAAACACTAGTACAAAACCAATAGAGTCTATTCAACTTGGCGAAACCTTGGTGGACGGTGGCGAAGTAAAGGGTGTTCTCACATTCGACACGGATACAGATGATATGTATGATTTATATGGAGTTCACGTGAGCGGGTCGCATATTATTCATACACCAACGCAACCAATGATGGTACAAAATCATCCAGACGCAATTCGACTACCTCAACATCGGCGTAAGGTATATTGTTTCATTACTACAACACGTCGTATTCCCGTTAAATCAATGATCGGTACGTTAGAATTCGCCGATTGGGAAGAGTTGGAGAATGATATAGATGACCTCAGAGAGTGGAATAAGCGCGCGTTCGCACTATTAAATCCACAGCAGATTTACTTGGAACCAAACCCTTGCTGTCTGATGTCTGAGGCGGGATTTACGGGCAAAACTCACGTAATGACAGCACTAGGACCTACAGAACTTCGTGGAATAATTCCCGGATGTACAGTCATTGATGCCAGTGGCAAGCAAACACTGGTGCGTGGTGTTGTGCGCTTAGCCGCTGAGGAGGTGACCAATGCAGTCAAGTTGAGTGAATCATCGTATATGTCATCCGGTAATTGGACGAAGGTCGGTGATACGTGGCTACAACAGCACAGCCTATGCGGAACAAAACCCGCCGAGGAAATATGGTATCAGCTGTTTACGGAGTCCGGTACATTTACAGTAATTGAAGGCGGACAGTTTATTGAGGTCCGCGACTTCACAGATGTTGGAAGTTCAGACATTCATAAGACCTATGACTGGGTCTTAGAAACTTTAGCCACAGCAACGGAGAAAATCTAATCCATAACTAAAGCAAATGTCTCCCAGAATTACATTCGTTCTTGTCATGCTGGCATTACTCCTCCTGGCGAATCTACTGATGGTGAATGGTTTTACTAACTACCCTATCGGCGCGGAGGGCTTCGCGGATTACATGCTGGACAATGCCTCGCCGATTGGTCAGAATTACGTGCCGATTGGCACGTATGATGATGTTGTGAAGAAGCCTGCGAATGGTCTCTCCAACTGGCGCGGACCGGCACCAAATGAGCCCCTACTGGGTCCCGATGTTGAGCTCGGACCTGATAACCTCTTTATGTTCAAGAACAACCAGTGCAAGCCTGAGTGCTGCCCTGCGTCATATAGCTGCGGTGGCGGCTGTGTATGTACGACGGCAAAGCAGCGCGACTTCATTGCCAGCCGCGGTGGCAACCGTGATGCGCCGACGGATCTATAAACGATTGCGCACTTTGATATTATAATATTGTAATACTGTAATACTTTCATAATATGCTAAAAGCGTATACTGAAATGTTTCTATTTTATTATACTCCCTTACCGGTGAATGCCATATCGAGAGGCGCACCAACTAGAGGAGTATCAACGGCAGTAAATGCGTTGTCAATGGGGGTACCGGCTGTTAGGTCGCCCTCGTCAGGCGCACCGCCCTGCGGCATCAGTGAACGGTTGAGTGTTAGGAGTGTCACCTGCCGCGCCTCTGCCAGTGCCTCGGCGGGCTTGACATAGTTAAACTCCGACTTCTCCGTGACGGGCTCTTTTGTCTCCTGCATCTCTACGTAATTCTCAAAGAACTCCTTCGAGTCCAAGCCGACTGTATTGACGGGTCCGATAAATCCCTCGCCCATACATACACGGTAGTGAATATGGGGCGATAGCTTTCCCTTCATAGGCACAGTATACGACTGCGGCTTTCGTACTTTGAGCGTTACAATACCAGAGGGATTCGCAACCGCTACACCGGCATTGCGATACTCAAGATAGGCATGGCGCCAGTCGTTGACCTCGTGTAGATCCTTATTCGCCGACTCTGCCGCCCAATAGATGACTTTCGCGCCGGGGCTTACTAACACATCAGCGGAGATGTCGGCATTTTCGGGAGTCTGGACCTTTAGGACTTCGCACGGTACAATAGACTCGCCGAGAAACGGTAAATAAGTATCACGGCTAAATGCGACAAAGAGTGCCGCAATACCGACAGCGGCAAATACAGCGTTTGCTAGAAATACATTCTTGCCGGTAACGTATGTAACGAAATCCTTGCCTAGAAAGCTCTTAACGCCCCAATTCAGACCTCCTATGACAAGTAAGAGGATAGCAATGGCGTGTACCTTCGCTGTCCAATAACGGTTCATTCTCTGTTATTAGGCAGTTAAAATCAAATCGTAAACTTGGGTGTCTGTGGGAATATCTTTCGCGGCGCAACGGAACTGCGCAAAGAGTGGCTTTTCTATCTGAACCTTCGGCATAGCATTATGAACATCGGCGGCAAGAGCACGATAGAGGTCAAAATCAGGATAGCGCTCCTCGCCGGCAGGTGTACGAAGTACATTCTTTCCGCTGTCGTCTGTGAGCCACTCCCATAATAGATTGTAAACGGGACTGACCGTTTCGGGGTAGAGCTTGGAACCCTCGCGTGACATAATCTTAACGGGCGACGAGTTCGCAGGTCGGTCCGGAAAGAGCGATTCCAGTAGTGAAACCGCTAGACGGCATAAGTCAAATGACGTATTTGGTTCGACTCGCTTTCCCTCGGACTCGTCAAAGAACGGATCGCAATTGTACTGGGTAGCAGCGTCGTTTCCAGGGAAAAACGCGTCGGAAATAAAGAATCCGCACCCAGGAACTGTGAAGGAGGCGCGACCGAAATCGATAATCTTCATCAGGCGTCCGTAGGTGGGAATTTTCATATACCAGGTCTCCTTGCCTTTCACAACGCGGTAGTAGACATCCGTCACACCAGTGCCGTTCCACATAATATTATTGGTGTGTAAGTCGTTATGGACAAAACCGAAATAGTGCTGCGCAACCACAAGACCGGCAATAACCTGGAAAAGCCACGCCGCCCAGCGCACATCCTTTGTCTCTAACATACTGATATCATCGGCATCTTCTTCGTCCAGAAGCGTATCCATTGTGCCATCAGCCTTCTCAAGCAGTGATACCTGAACAGGAAAGTTCGAAAATTCGACAAACTCTTCCACTTCATCACTATTGTAAGAAGTTCCAGAACCAGAATCGGACATTGACCCTTCGTCGGATCCATCTATACGTTTGAGGCGTAGGCGCGGGTTTGTGAGTTTGACAGTAGCCTCTTCTAGAATAACCGGTTCCTCCTCGCTTACAGTTAATGTATTTTCCACTGTAGCAGAGACTCCAGTATCCGCATCGACGGATATAAAATCGTCAAGTGCTAATGCTTCACCTGGCTGGGTAAAGAGTGTTTCAAGCGATTTCTTCTCACCGGCTGTATCTTCGCTTTCCTGATATTTGAAGAGACCGAGGCGTTGATTTGGTTTCCACCAGGACTTTTTACGTAGGGAGTCGTACTCTTCAGAAATATTATATACATAGGTATCTACACGAGCAGAAAAGGTGCCGTAGCAGAGGCACCAATGGGGTGAAATACGGCTTTCGGCGAACTTAGATGCGTATAAGGCAAAAAGCGCGTCAACGTACGCTTCATTGAGTGGATGATTGATTTTCATAAGAGTGTTTTTCCATAGGTCGCTGGGTGCGGAAAGGGCACCATCGGCGGGTAGAACGTATTCACCCTCCATTGCGGCAAGTGGATCGACGAGATGAATACGCTTAATGAAAATATCACGTTTCGTTCCATCGACAAGTTTTAGTGCCGCTTCAAAACTAGAATCGGATTGACGTTCAACACCGGCAACAAGTTCACCTGATATACCGAGCCAGCAAGAATTGAATCCTAAAAGTGACGATTCGTAGGTTTGTTCTAGTTTTTCCAATGCTGAAAAGTACGGTTGAGGCTTTTTAAATTCCGTCATTGTCTCTTGAAGTATTTTGGGTAAAGTGGCAGGGGATGTAAAGAGTTTTAATGATTCAGGTAGTTCAGATATCGCAGGTCGCGCAACTCTTGCGCTAACGCTACTGCCACGACCTCCGCCTCCTCCACGACCTCCGCCGCCTCCACGACCTCCGCCTCCTCCACGACCTCCGCCTCCGCCACGACCACCACGACCCCCTCTAGGAGCGCCACGAACAGGACCTCCGCGTCCGCGATTTCGGTTAGGAGGCATTTCTAAACCCCGTGCCGGGTCTAATTTAAGAGACTTTCCGCATAGAAAGCACGGATACGCGGTAAAAGAAAAATGGAAGAAATAGGTATCAACACAGATGAGTGCTCCGGCAAGACCTGGTATGGGTTTGACGGCGATGTTGCCGACCATGGGGGGCGATGGAGGTGGTAGCGGTCCCCGCCCCACAATGAACCTCCGCCTCTCCAAATTTAATATGAATATGGTTCCGGATGATGGTGTCGTCCTATTTATTGGACGCCGTGGAACCGGTAAGTCATGGCTTATCAAGGACTTAATGTGGTATAAGCAGAAGTTTCCTATTGGTACTGTATTCTCAGGTACTGAGGGCGCGAACGCTTTCTACGGTTCAATGGTACCGAGTCTATTCATTCACGATGAGGTGGTGCCACAGACAGTCAGTAATGTACTCAAGCGTCAGGAGCAGATTACGAAGCAGATTCGTAAGGAGACAGACGCGCGGGGGTCATCGCAACTCGACCGCAAGGCATTTATCATTATGGACGATTGCTTGTACGATAATAAGTGGGTGAACGATAAGTGGATTCGTTCGCTGTTTATGAACGGTCGTCACTACGGTCTCCTATACATTCTTGCCATCCAGTACGTGATGGGTATTCCGCCAGTCCTACGAGGACAAGTGGATTACGTATTTATCCTGAGAGAGAATCAGGTGAGCGCCCGTCGCCGTATTTACGAGCAGTTCGCCGGCATTTTTCCAACATTTGAGCTGTTTTGCCAGATTATGGATCAGTGTACCGAGGACTACGAGTGTTTAGTGATTCACAACGGTGCGCATACAAATAAGATTGAGGATTGTGTGTTTTGGTACAAGGCGCAGCCGCATCCTGATTTTAAGATTGGATCGCGTGATCATTGGGTACGGTCGGCAGAGTACGAGCGTCAGAAGGAACTCGCAGAACAAGCAGGCGACGCGGGCTTGCCTATGTTGACGACGGGAGGGGCGACAAAGGGACCGGTGCTTCAGGTAAATAAATATTAGTGACAGGTGCTACTGTTGCTGTCTCAAACTCAGCGGCAATCTCGGCTAGATTTTCCCGTTCATATTGTTGCCATTGTTGGAAAAATTCTAGAGTTCGTCGGGTCCAACGGCGCCCCGTCGCACGAGGATTGAATGGATTCTTCCATAGATAACCAGATTCGGCGTAAGGATCCTGACGAGCCAGTTCTCTTAACGCATTTGCTACGTCCATTGGTATTCTTTGGACCATTTATAAAGCCAAATCAAAAAATGTTTAGACCAACTGTTCTATCGAATGTTATGAGTAACTAGTCAAACTATTTACACATAACTAGGATTATATATTATCTAATTACTTATTGCGGCGTGTGTTCTTTGACTTGCGGGTTTTTCGGGTTTTGCGCAATGCCTTGCGGGCACGCCGGTTCGGAAACAGTGTTGCCATCTCATTTTCAGCTTTTTGTGCAGCCATAATTATAGCAATATAGTAATACTTTTCGTTATTTGTGCCTGGAGCCCACTCAGCCTGCAATGCAAGAGTTCCAGTAATTAAATCATAGTAAATCTGCGTGGGTTTTACTAAGTTTATTAACTTTACGTGAAATTCACGTCCAGCTATTGTATCCGCATCACGTAATTGTTCGGGAAATATAGTGTCATTTGACAAAAAACCAGATGCTCCACGAGCAATATCCTTATTACGGATCATACTATCCGCAACCTGTTTTAATATATTTATCGGATAAGATGCCAATTCGTTGGCGTTCATTGGCTATTATACTAAGGCGTATTAATATTTTTAACAAATCCAACTCTAACGAATATAGTCAATACCGCCGTTGATTTGAGGATCGATGGCAATAGCAGCGCCGCTACGACCGGTGCTACCGATGCCACCCTCCCCGCGAATAGTCGCACCACCAGGAATTTCATCGACAATTTCAATACGCTCAAATGGCTGTAGTTCAGGTCCGGCAATCTGGAAGTAGCGATCGCCGAACGCAACTGAAATATCCACACCCGTAGAGTAGAGCATAGCCAGTAGGGGACCACGGTAGCCGGCATCAATCAGACCGACAGAATTTGCTAGGCGCAATGGCGTCTTGGAAATGGAGGAGCGGGGAAGCATCCAGTAGGCACGGAACCGACCAAGCATAGGATCGTAGACCGCGGCGCGGCAGGTCTGACCGACCTTGACAGCAGCACCGCCGCTGCTACTACCACCGGCAGCCGTTGGACTCATTCCAGGCACTGTTGCCGCTACGGAAAACAGGTCGAAACCGGCATCGCGCTCGCCCTTAGGCTTCGCCATATACGCCGTTGCCTGCTTGAGGTACATCTCTTTCGTTGCCGGATCATCAGGAACTAGGTAGAGCACAAGCATTGTGTTATACCTTGTTAGAAATTCAGCCAAACCAGTGTCAAATTTTTACTTTTTATGTGTGGCAGTATCGCTTACATGTCATCCTCATCCTCATCCTCTTGGATACAATTGCCCTCCTCGTCGTATTTTGAGCATTTTACTACGAATCCCTCGTCCACATGCTCGATGCAGTTACCATCTTTATCATACGCTAAGCACTCGTCGTCGAAGCCCTCATACTTGTGTAATGCTCCCCAAACCGCCTTATGGATTAGGTGGTATACAAGCGCGAAAATGAGACCGTGGACGAGCGCAACGACGATCTTGTCGGACGCCTTGGAGGGTAGAGTTACAAGAATACCGGGTGTGAGCACAACGAAAAGTAGGGCAGTGAACGCGGTCATCAGATAGCTGAACATGATTATTTCTATATATAAATAGGAATTTAATTACTTAAATTTTGATACACAGAATCCCTTGGCAGTACACTGGTAATTTGCGGGGCAAACACCATCGGGGTGCTTGTCACTACAGACAGACGGAAACCCCTCGTAGTTACGTGTCCATTCCCGTACTGCCTTGTGTGTAAAATGGTAGACAAGGGCGAATACAAGACCGTGGACGATCGCAATAACAAGTTTGCTAGATGCCTTGGAAGGTAATGTAAGAACTACTCCTGGCGTAAGTACGACAAAGAGGAGTGCTGTAAACGCAGTCATTAGGTAACTGAACATCTTTCTAAGATTTCATAATATTTTATAAATTATCACAGGGCACTGATATACCAATAGATGTCAAAAATGCCGTTTGTGTTCCAAATGCGTAGTGTAAAATTTCACCAAGCACTAGCCAAAAGATTAATACAGGCAAAAATGACACTTTGAGCAAATAAGCGGTCACAAATGCTAAAACAATGGTAGCAATTGTATCATTTAACGCGTATCCAAAGATGCGCGTTGAATGAAAACCTTGTCCAGGTATGCCTAGAGCATATTTGTACGGGCACCCCATTTACATGAAGGTCTTATTTTATAGCTTCTTACCATCCTCTGTTACAAGGGTGTTCTCAGCAGGTGCTGCCGCTGTTGCTGCCGCAGCAGAATCAACAGACTTCATCACGGAGGCGGTCACAGCTGCCGCCGCTAACTCTGCCTGCTCGCGCTTACGCTTCATGAACGGATCCTCGTCGCCGAACATATCCTTCGCCGGCTTCGACTCATCTGACACACTTGCGCCAATGACGGGCTTCTTCGTCTTCGCCTCACCCATACGTAGGACCTTGTGCTCGGCGTAGAGCTCATCGCGTGTCTTCTCATTCTCCTTGTACTTCTTCATGAGGGTGTTGAGCTGGTCATCCGCGTATTCCTGGTCGGCAATATCGTGCGGTTCAGGGTCCCAGGGGAGCCAGAAACCGACCTGACCGACGTAAACGTTGAAGGACGGGTCGAGCTTCTGTAGCGTCTTACAGCGGTGAACCGCCTCGTTGTACGTATCAAAGACACCACGAACCTTTACACCCTGGACCGTCGTACGGAAGTCGTTCTTCGCAAAGAATTCGTCATCCATACGCTTACGGTTCTTGAAGAGGAACGTCTCATAATCCTCCTTGATGGCAGACTCGCGGAAATCGGCAACCTTCGTCTTCACATACGTCTTCATATCCTCAGCGATATCACTTGTTAGATCGCGACGTACATCCTTAATGACCTGGAGAGCATCGTTGAGGTCGGCAAGCACCTGGAGGGCGCCGCTGAGGTCCGTCGCCTTATCCTTCTTGAGGATAGCGTTCTCAACAACATCCTGAACTCTGGACGCCGCCTCCTGAACCTTCTGAACCTCTGACATTACAAAACCCTCCGTTGACTTGATTTTGAACTGCATATCATAATCCTTGAGGAACTCAGTGAAAAAGAAGAGGTCCTTATTCTTGAGTACCTTCTGCGGACTAATAAAGCTGAGTGCTACATAGTGCTGTCCCGGAATTTCCTTATCGGCTTCCAGGAAAACCTCCTTCTTATCATTTTCAGTGGAGTCCGACATAGTTTCTAGAGCATTGAATGAATTATATCTTTAAACTTTAACGCATCGGCGCCACTTTTTTTCCTTGCCCGGAGTATAAGAACAAATGGACGGTTTCAATGGCACTGAACTCCTCACCCGCGCCGTGAAGTATTTCCTCGAGGGTCTAGCCGTTGCGGTGGCGATGGTCATCATCCCCCGCAAGACGCCTCACCTGGAGGAGATTGCCGTTGTCGCGACGACCGCCGCGGTTGTCTTCGCCATCCTGGACCTCCTCTCGCCCTCGGTTGGACTCACGTCTCGCCAGGGTGCGGGTCTGGCGCTCGGCTCGCAGCTGGCGGGCGGCTTCCGCATGGCGGCGTAAATACCCCCGAAAAACTAACCAAGTTTTCAATTTTTCGTTTAAAAAACGAATTGTTGAACTACAGCATATCTATCTCTTCATCGCTGTCATCGACATCATCTATATCGTACTCGTCCACAGCATCCGGTTTCACACGTGCTACAGTCATTTTTGTCTCGATCTTTTTCCATTCGCGTGTGATTCCACCCTTGGTTTTTGTATCCAGCGCAACTCGTTCCATATCCTCCTTATACGTCATATCCGTAATCGTTTCGAGCATATCATCGCGTGTTGCGCCGAACTCTACCAGTCGACCAACAATCTCAGACGCCGATTTGCCCTTCATAAACAGCATTGACCGAAGACAATCAAGTGTATCAAGCATCCCTTCCCCGTTTCCACCAGAAAGCACCCCGCGAGAGCGCATATCACGCAGCCAACGGCGATGCTTGAGTCGCTTGGATTGCTTACCAAGCCAGGATGGAAAGATTTGGAAGGGCGCGATACCCTCTACCGAAACTGCGGCAGAGACAACGGCAGAAACAGCATAGGGCATTAGAGACCAGGTCTGCGAGCCACGAATACGGCGATCTAGAATATCGTAGTCGCCGAGATGTCCGCCCGCAGTAGCACAACGCTGAACCAATACTGTGTCATTGGGACGCGACCCGCGCGGTTTTCCAGCGGCGGCAACATATCCTTCGGCAACCATCAGGGGAATCATACCGTAATCCAGAAAGACCAGGTCATCTTTCACGGCGCGAGAGTCCCCACCACCGATGAGCCGACCGGTCGCAGAGAAGGCGTCCACCCTCTGAAGCTCGTCTTTCGTTCCAGCATTCAGCCCCCCGCCGACAAGCGATGCTGCCGAGAACTGAAGAGCATTGATGACCGAGCGGATATCGTTGCCGTTCCGTTCGCATATTTCCTCAATCTGTGCTACAGTATATCCTAACTTTTCCGCCTTAACAACTCGTTCATACAGTGCCTTTGCGATGACTGTCTTTGTAGGACGCTGAAAGCGGATATCTAGGCAACATGATGCGAGAGGACGCAACCTAGGCGTTCCTCGCTCGTTGGCGATACAAATGATAGGAAACGCGCACCCAGCAATCACTTTCGCCAGTTCACCGATACCACCACGGTCACCGGTGCTCATTCCGTCCACCTCGTCCATTACAATCACGCGCCGCTTACCGCAGCACCTGCTCCGTTTTGCCTCATCGAAGTACCGACGTACCGCCGAGGCGGAGCGCTCGTCGGATGCGTTGAATTCGACCAACTCGTACCCACACCCGCGCACAATCAATCCGACGGCTGTCGTCTTGCCGATACCAGGCGGACCGGTCACCAGCGCTCCTCGTGCCACTCCCGCTGCCCCAGTCCCCCACCCTGTAAGCCACGCCGACAGTTCAGTAATAGGTGCGGTACCGCCAATCATATCACGAAGTCGCCGTGGTGTGTAACGGGTCACCCATAACTCGCCGCTCCGTCGCGCCTCATCCAAAACAGACGCAGCCGTTACAATAGGCACTCCAAGTCGCCGCGCCTCGCCCATTTTCCATAAGCCCGCAGCCAAATCACCAACAACCAACTTACTAATGTTAGAAGCCCAGGGAACTACTACATTCCCAGAGCTAGAAAGGAAGGAAACAAGCCGATCATAATCAGCATCTACACCACAAAGTGCTACAGTAGGCATTTTCAGTGTACAAATCTAATAGTACAATGGAAAGGATTCAATTTTTTAAAGCGTTAAGACGGTGGCGATGCGTGTGCCCACGGCTTCGCATCATCCGCCTCAGGCCAGCCACGTGACGTCATTTCACCGGGGTAGCCACGCGCACGTAATTGTGCCTCTTGGTTATTGAATAAAGGTAGTTCTTCACGACCGAAGTAATACATAGAGCGACCTGTTGAATCCGGTGAATCAATGACCGGCTTCATAGGCGCAGGCGCACCAGAGCCCCAACGCCAAGGTGCCGCAGTCTCATTAATCATTAGGGTGGTGTGAAACATCTTCTTCTCGGCTGTAAAGCAAGTGAAGTCAACACACGGTGGGATATAGATGCTGCCGAGACCGCTGAAGTAGCCGGCGGGAATACCTTTGAGTTCAATTGTAAATGTACCATCGGATGACTCAACCATGCCAGTATTTGGTGTATTTGAATAAGCAATGTCCTTATTGGGATAGGGTTGACCTGAGCCGGCGAATCCGATACCACGGGTTACGGGTGCTGCTGCGATATATACAATCTTCTGTGGTATAGGACCGAGTCCTAATATTTGTCCTTTTACTGTTACACTGCCGTCTACAGGGTTTCGTCGTACGACTCCCTGTACACCATTTCCGGTTACAGAATGTTCCATTCTATAAAGCGTTTCTAATTAACCTACCGGCGCAAAGTCGCACCCTCAGGCGCGCGGCGCGGAATAGGGATGCGACTTTGCGCCGCCTCCATAATTTACAGCGTCACCCTTCATTAACCACTGTGTCTCGGGATCATCGACAGCGCACTGTGACGGGAGCTTAGGCGGATGTCTCGCCCAAGTCTTGGGTATCTGTGGCACACCTTCATCGGAGAGTGCCTGGGGGGAGGACGCATTGCCAGCAGACGACGGTACATAGATACGACCGGTGCCGATACCCTGAAAATTGCCAGGAATAGTCTTACATCCCTCCCAAGTACAAACTCGCTTGTAAAGTTCGGGAACCATTGTGTCATCGCAAGCGGTGGGTGTATTCTTACGATCATTCATTTCGCGTGCCGCCGCCATTAATTCATCGGCACCGTGAATCATACGTGCTCGGGCATCATTATCACCCCAAGTCTGCGCAGCGAGCAGCGGGTACTGGTAGCAGCGTGGGCGGTAATCTGTTACAAGGCGACCGTCCGCCATACGTGCGGGGGCGCCAGTAACAGCGTAGTGCGGGTCTGTGGATGTAAAACAGGCTGAACCCGCGGGGTTCGGCATAACAGGAGCGAAACTAAGTGAGCTCATCTCTTCTGTCAGGAACAAATATTTAGTTTAGTTCTAAAACGCCCTCATTCAGGTCGAAGGTTCCACCGGCAGGCGCATTGCGCAGCGCATCAATCAGAGCCTGCTTGCGCATCTCCTTCGCACCAGAGATACCACGGTTCTCAGCAAGACGGCGGAGTTCGGTGAGCTTCATATTATCATAAGCACCGCCGCCCGTCTTCACTTCGGCTACACCGCTACCTACACCGCCAGGCTGGAGGTCATCGTTCACTGCTAAGGGCGCAAGATCGGCGGATGAAGCATCGGCGGGCACCTCATCGGCGGGCTTTGAGTAGAGAGGCGTTTGCTCAGATACTTGTAGAACGGGCGAATCCTGCGAAATAGGCACAAACGGCAATGCTGACTCTGACTCCTCGTGTCCGCCGCTGCCGCTGCCGCTGCCGCCACCTAGGGTAACGTGTAGGTCATCGTTGAGGAGTTCGGCATCATCATCGCTCATTACGGAGCCAGGAGCGGGGGCGTAGGATGTAGCACCAGCGGAACCGAAACTTGCGCTATTATCGGCTGCCGGGGGAGCCGTAGACAGCGCCATCTTCATTTCGTAAACGATATTCTCAAGGAGGCTGAGCTTGCGGAGCATAAACTGATTCTGCGTCCAGAACCAGTAAACAGCACCTAATATTAGTACGGTCATACATAGGGCGACATAGAACGTATCGGATAGATTCATTTGTCTCTGTTTCAGGAGGCAATCTTTCTTGTATAAATTGACCGCAAAACGCCGGGCATCTACGCAGGCAGCAAACCACGTTCCCTTAGAATTTCCATCACACTACTCTTGTCAGAAATACCAGGCGCCACTTTATAGCTGTAAATCAAGTTCGCATGTTCGCCCTTTCCAGTAGTCGCTTCCATTTGTATTGCTGCTGCCATATTACCAAACGATTCGGCAAGATCTTTATAGTGTGTTGAAATAATCGATATAATTCCTGTCTTAGCATAGAGTTGTTTCATAAATACACGACTTGCTTCCAGACCATCACCGGCATTCGTAGAATGGAAGATTTCGTCCATCATTACAAATGCGGGTAGTCCTTCAGTTGCTAGGACAGACTTCGCAAACTCAATCTCCGCCTCAAAGGTTGATAAAGATCCTAGGAGTCCCGCCGGCTCAAGCGCAGTTACAATTGTCTTAAACGGCGCAAACGACATACGTTCCGCCCACGCAAAACCCCAGCTCTGTGCCGTTACCAGCGCGAGTCCTATGGCTTTACAATATGTAGACTTTCCGCCACGATTCGGACCCGTGAGAATGGAATGACCCTCCGTACCTAAATTGTTCGGAATACAGCCCTTTACAAATGGATGATGGACACCGGTGAGTTTGATTCCGATAGTATTACGGAGCGTAGGAAAACATATACCGTCAAGGCTGGCGATTGCCGAGTAACAATCAAGCTGTGCTAGCCATACTTTTAATATTTTGATAGGTTCAGAGTTATTCCATACTGCGCCAAATGTAGCTACACCGTCGAGACCCTCGAGTTCTTTACATCCTAGAACTGCGGCTTCTCCACTATCAATCAGTTGTGCCGATGCTCGCTGTGTTTTAGGTGAAAGTGTTTTAAGTGTAGCAACGGCACTCTTCGCAACTGAGTACATATGTTGTATATGTTTACCCCGTTCATCTAAATCAAACCATATTGTACGAGTATGTATAGCATTTGTAATTTGCGACCATATACTACTGATAAACATAGCAAGTGTTAATCCAATAAAGAGTGATTCAAAGAGAAATCCTAGGCGGTCCCCTTCGTGACGCGATTTCAAAAAGGCGGGGACTGTAATTTGTTGTAAAAGAACCTGTTTAACTCGAGACATATATTCATCCGTTGAGAACTGTAGTTCAGGATGTAAAAAACGTAGTAAAAAGAATGGGATGACAACGGCGATAAGAGGGGCTAGAACCGCAAATCCTGGTAGAATAATTGTACGCCATAGAATTAATGTATTCATAGCAAGTGGATTTTTATTGAGAAATGAGCCAAAATGCGTAGGTTTCCACAGAATTTGTGATACAGATTCTGCTACACGACTATCCGTATTTTGTATGGCATCGTCAATATATGATGTTTTATCATTGAGAGTTCCTAGAGTTTTAGCAAGTGTTTTACATACAGTAGGATCAATACGTAGTGCCATAATTGGTAATTGCCGACGTTTTATAGTTCCAGCGTCACTGGTAGTATCGGTAAGTCCGATACGAAAATGCTCTTTTCCCCATATAGTTTGAAGTGGAACTACGCTATTTACGGTTTCTAAATCTAGGTCGGAAGATACCTGTGTTCCAAGCATTTAATCTATGAATCGCAAAAAATTGAAGCCATCTTACGCCATATTTGTTGACCGTGGTTGCGTCTAATTTCCTTCTTTCAAATGTCCCTTCGTTCTAACATGTCTTCATCCCGTCTTCCTTCCTCCTTTCCGGAATCACTGCGCCGTGCCCTAGATGCGCGTGTAAATACAAATGAGTGCCCCGTAGATGTTGCCGAGCGTCTACTTACTATGCCGTTCTTTCAGAAGACGGCGTCAAAGGATATGCGTGCTTCTAAGACGGTCAATCGCTTTGCAAACTTGATGGCGGCGCCGGCGGAGGCAGAGGGCTTCCGTCGTTTCACACACGGTGGTGCGGGTGGTGCGCCGTCTCAGTGGCGTCCGGCTTACAGCAGCAGTGCTGACAATCGTGGTGACCACCGCGACCACCGCGAGCATCGTAATGACCACCGTGGCGGCGACCGCCGTGGAGAGCATCGTAGTGATGATGGCTTTCAGCAGGTATGGTCAACCCGGCGCCCTGCTTCCCGCCCTGCGGCTGCGACCGCCTTTACCCCTTCCGTGGCTGTGCCCACACCTGTGCCGGTATCTACGCCTGCACCGCTTGTAGAGACCGAGCAGTCTGGACCTAAGTTTAGTTCTGCCGCTGTGAAGTCGACAGGTGAGACGGAGGACCGTATCCTTGCTAAGGTGAAGGGCAAGATTAACAAGCTTGGTCCGATGAACTACGATGCTACTAAGACCTTTATGCAGCAGATTCTAGATTCGGATGAGACGGAGTTCCTAGATGAGTTTATGAAGTTCATCTTTCAGAAGGCTGCGACGGAGTCAACCTTCTGCCCGCTGTATGCGAAGCTTCTTCACGAGTTGGCGGATCAGTTTCCGCATATGCGCGTGGTGATGACCAATATCTTTCGCGACTATACGGCTATCTTCGTTGAGGTGGAGACGGCACCCGATGTTGGCACTGATGACTACAAGGCGTTTGTCGAGGCACTTGAGCGCAAGAAGTTCCGGCGTGGCTATAGCCAGTTTGTAGCGGAGCTGGTCAAGCTTGGTGAGGCAGATCTTGATGCGTTTTCGGAGCTTGTACAGCAGATTGTAGCTGTGCTGGAGGCATCGTATACGACCCCCGAGAAGACTCTGGTGTGCGAGGAGTACATTGACTGCCTCGCGAATATGTGTAATTCAGCACCAAAGATTCTATCGAATGCTTCTTGGTCTGGTGGAGTGAAGAATCGGCTACAAACTATTACGAAAATCCCGCGTTCAAACGCTCCCGGCTTGACCAACAAGGGTCGGTTTGCGCTGATGGATCTGGTAGATTTCGCAAACCGTGGTTGGAAATAAAATCAAATATATAAATAGAAAATGGCAAAGCGCACAAACAGCCGCAAGAACACTCGCAAGAATCGCCGTGGAGGTCGCCGCAACGGTATTTTTACACGCGTGGCGCGTATTCCCAGCGCGGGACTGAAGGCGGTCAATGGACTGACGAACACGAGCCTGAACATCGTCAGATCGGTGAAGCACACCGGTCTGTCTGGCGTCAACCGCCTCCAGAAGGGCATCTTTTCGGGCGCGAATAATATCATGGGCGGTGTTGTTGGTGTTGTTCGCAGCCGCAAGAACAAGCGCTCCCGCCGTGCGTCGCGCAAGAGCCGCAAGGTTGGAGGTCGTCGCCGCAAGAACCACAAGAACTCGCGCAAGAACCGCAAGAACCGCAAGAACCGCAAGAACTCGCGCAAGAACCGCAAGAACTCGCGTAAGAACTCGCGCAAGAACTCGCGCAAGAACCGCAAGAGCCGCCGCGCTGGTCGCCGATGAATCGGCGATAAGGATCGCCGGTAAAGGACTAGGTTGCCGGTGAATCGGCATTAAGGATCGCTGGTAAAGGACTAGGTCGCCTAGCTTTGCGTCACTAAATCATATTTTTTATTGATGTCAGCATTCATAGAACGCAGACAACAAAATTGAGCCTGGTCTAAGGCTAAATATCGTTAGGTTAAACAAATGCCAGACGATAATAAACCACGGCGTTTAAAGCGCCGAGAACCACCACCACCACCATCATCATCTGACGATGAGGATAGTAGTGTAGATAGTAAAGGAAATATTCGCGATCTAATTGATTACGATTATGAAGAAGAGAGCGAAGAACCGGCGAAGCGTCCTCGCGCATCTGCTGTTGCTGCTAGACGCAAGATTCGTAAGATTATGAAGGTCACTCCGGATTCAGAGCAAAAAGGACCACATCTCGAAGTTATGGAAACAAGTGATGATGATATTGTGAAGCCAAAGCGTCGTGTATTCCTGGAAAGCAAGCCCGTCTCCCCTTCGGCGGGGAGGAACGTTCTAATCCCTGAGCGGAAATCTAAGGCAGAGGAGATGGAGATGGACACCGATTCAAGCGAAGAAGAGGTGAAGCGCTCTAAGAAGGAGAAGAAGCGTGAGAAGAAGGAGAAGAAGAAGGATAAGAAGAAAAAGCGTCGCGAGGAGTCATCTGAGGAGGACGAGGAGGAGGATGAGGATTATGAGGAGGATGAAGAGGAGGCGTGGACAGACCATGAGGAGGAGGAAGAGCCGCGTGGACGCCGTGGCAAGCAGAATACCTTCGACATTATCATTTCCGATATGTTAGGAGGCGGCGGTGGCGATCCAAACAAGCCAAAGAAGTATAATATGAAGAAAGAGCCTGATAGTGTAAAGCGGTTTGTAGAGCTCATACAGAAGGAGGACGAGGGTGAAGAGGATACCATTGATAATGATATTACCTACTTCAAATCACTTACAACGGAAAAGCAGACAGCACTTCTACGCGCACTAGAAGTAAAGGCAAGCCCTGTAGATGTTCAGGTTCCGCTCAAATTCAAGATTCTTGAGAAGGTAGCGGCAAAGCCTGAGCTCAGTCGTATTGCGATGGCGAAGTATAACGCCCTATGTAATATTGACCCTTCAACATCCGAGTACTATAAGTGCTCCCACTGGATTAGTGGCTTTACGGACCTTCCTCTCAGTGTCTTCAAGGACTTACCCGTGAAAATGGAGGATGGACCAGAGAAGTGTGGCGAGTTTATGGGCAAGGTTCATAAGTGTATGGAGACGGCGATTTATGGTCACGAGGAGGCAAAACTCCAGATTATGCAGTTTGTCTCTTCTTGGATTGCCAATCCAAAGGCGAATGGCAATGTTCTGAGCATTCACGGACCGATGGGTACGGGTAAGACGTCTCTGATTAAGGATGGTGTAGCGAAGGCACTGGAGCGCCCATTTCACTTTATTACGCTAGGTGGTGCGACCGATGCGAGTTTCCTAGACGGTCATAGTTATACTTATGAAGGCAGTACTTGGGGTAAGATTGCGGACGTACTAATGCAATCTAAGTGTATGAATCCGATTATTTACTTCGATGAGTTGGATAAGGTGTCTGAGACGCCTAAGGGCGATGAAATCAATAATCTGCTCATTCATCTGACGGACGGAAGCCAAAATGACCGTTTCCAGGATAAGTACTTTACAGGCATTGACTTTGACCTGAGCCGTTGCCTCTTCATCTTCTCGCATAATAATAACGAAAAGGTGAATCCAATTCTACGCGATCGTATGTATAATATCAGGGTGAACGGCTTCTCGATAAAGGAGAAACAGCTCATTGCTGAGAATTATCTCATCGTAGCGGCACTCAAGGATGCGGGGCTCCACGAGAAGGTGAGCATCGGCAAGGATATTCTACAGTATATTATTGAGAACTTTACGGGCGGCGAGGCGGGCGTCCGTGAGCTCAAGCGTTGTATTCAGACGATTATCAGCAAACTCAACTTACTACGATTCTATAATAATCCGAAACAAGTGCCGTTCTCGATTAAGGATTTTGCTCTTCCCTTTACGATTAAGAAGGAGCATGTGGATTTGTTTCTAAAGAAAAAGAATCAGATGGATGAGAGTATCGCACATCTGTATACCTAAACCCCAGTCTAAACCTTTCGCTTTTTTAACGTATAGAAAATGAAAATTAATTTCTATACGTTTTCCTTCGAAAATCCGATACGGAAAGCGAAGATGGAAAGCCAGTTCGCAAACGAGGATATCCCGCTAGAATTTGTCGAGCCTGTTCTATCAACGGACTCTCGTCTCGAAAAGGCGCCGGATAATCTCAAGCGCCTATGGGGCATTACATTTAGTCATTTAGATATGCTACGAACGTTTATAAATTCAGATGCCGATTTTGGTGTTTTTTGTGAAGATGATATTCGTCTACGTAAAGATATTAAGAAGTATCTTCCAGAAATTATGCTACAGTTCCGTCGTCATAATCTAGAAATTCTACTGCTCAGTTGTCTATGTTCATATATACCGGTGGAAGTCTATGCGCACGACCCACACGGTGTTCTCGAACATCCACTGGTCTATTTGACCTATCAGGATAATCTATGGGGAGCACATATGTATATGCTAGACCGTAAGACTGCGCAAAAGCACCTAGATAAGTATAATTTGGCATATGCGGAAGAAACGCTCGTAAACTCTAATTTAACGCATTTCAATCCGGATTGGACGCTTACAAAGGACGCCGAGCGGAAGGCGGCAATTTATCCAATGTTGAGTTTGGAAGCAGGAATAGTGAATACCGATCACGAATTTCAGGTTAGTTTTCACAAACAATGTTTCGAAACTCATTTTAATCCTGAAGTATATTATTAGGTCTAAACATCACACAAGGTATAACACTAAAATGGACGACCAAACAGTGATTCAATATAGACCGACGGCGACAGAGCCAATCACCGAGCCGATATATTCTCGTATTAGTTTCGCAAATATAGAATTAAATAAGTGGTACTATCTTACGGTGATGAATCTAGATTATATCGTACGTCCATTTATTGATAATGAGTATGGTATTACATTTGCTATTACGCAGATGCTGGACCGAGAAGGAACTACAGGGGAATGGATAAATATGGCTTATGTTTATACACTAACACCAGATGATATAGATGGTGATAGTATTAAATTATATAATTATGTGCCAGCAAACTGATTTTAAAACTCAAAAATTGGGCATACCAATCTTGAGCTCCTCGCCGCTCTCAGATACTGCGCGCGACTTCTTCTGGTTCTGGCTCTCACTGCCGCTAATAGCGGCAGCCGCAGTAGCACCGGTCGCAACAGCCGAGGTGAGTGTCTCAACAACTTCCTTAATTTCTAGGGATTCGCCGATAGATTGGAACATACTGGTAGGGTCGCCGCCGGCACCGAATAGGTAAGCGTAGGCGGCAACACCACAGGTAAAACTACCGGCAACAAACCAGCGAAAGAGCACCGAGTTTTCCGGGAGCTTATTCTCTTTATAGGAGCTCCATCCAGCTGCTATAAAAAGTGCTAACCCGCCGCCGAGGAGGGTAAAGAGAATTAGATACGCCGTGGACATGTTTCTAGGGCGCTGAGAGAATTCGCACCGCACGCCCTTCCGCACCAGCTTTAGGACAATTCCTCAAAGTCTCCTGTAGAGCCGAGGGGTGCGTCAACATCCGCCTCTTCTACAGACATCGATGCCGAAACCGGTGCCGCCACCGGCTCTAGATCTTCGGCGTCATCGGCAACAATTGCGTTCGCTGTCGTTCCGAAAGAGAGACGCGGCGGCGCATCATATCCATCATTGTCAATATCGCCGTCACCGTCCTTTGGCGAGTAACGAATATGGCTAATACCCTGCGTTGTCTCATCAAATACAGTATCATACGGTGTAAAATGAACCGATGGCTCGGTGTCAATCATCACATTGGGTGCTTGCGTGCCTCCCACCGCGCCACCCACCGCGCCACCCACCGCGCCACCCACCGCGCCACCCACCGCGCCTCCGCCTACCATCACATCTTTGATATCCTCGCCATCCTTAGATATCTTGATAACCGGCGCACTCACTGGAACATCCGCCACCAAATGACTTGACGGCACAATTGTTGGAGGCACAGGATTTGTTTCGAGTTTCTGGACAACTGCTGAATCTACTACAGGCTTAGGAGGCTCATCGGCAGCCTTAATCTCGGCAAGAACCTTGGGAGTCTCAACAATCTGTATAGATTTGACCTCTTCGGTAACTACAGGTGTCTCCTCAACCTTTACTTCTACAGGCTTCTCGTCGACCTTTATTTCTACAGGCTTCTCCTCGACCTTTACTTCCATAGGCTTTTCCTCGATCTTTGTTTCTACAGGCTTCTCCTCTACCTTCACGTCCTTTACCTCATTGTCTTCAACATCCTCCTCAACATCCTCCTTCTCTTCAACCTTCTCTTCAACCTTCTCGTCCTTCTCGTCGTCCTCATCCTTATCTTCACCATCATCAAGGTAATCGCGTAGAATAGACTTGACTGGTAGAAGAGATCGCACCGCGCCACTTAGTGCCTCTGTACAAATCTGCTCGGCTTGTAGAATATTCTTCTGCTTCTCAATGGGTGGTAGATCCTGGGAGAACAGGTAAGGCGCCTTCCAGAAGGAGCGCGCACATTCAATAAAGACACGATGGAGAAAATGGTCCAACTTTGGCAATGTAATCTGAAGCTTCTTCTGCCGAGAATTAACACGAATCGCTGTGAGCATCTTTGTGTAGGCGATGAAGACCGCTGTCATCAGCTCCTCCATATAATCGCAGCGGCAATTGTCCAGAACAATACCAATATTGCTATCAATAACGTCCTGATTCCATAATGGGACCTCAGAACAATAGGTCTGAAAAGCGCTCATCACGCGCTTACCCTCCGTATCAGCGAGTGTATTGTATTCTTTACGAAAAAACTCTACAAGGGGCGGTACGATCCACGTAGACATTTGCTTGAGATACTCATTACGAGCCTCAGAATATAGAGATGCGTTCTCCATAATTTTATTCAGGACTGACATTGGTTTTCTGTAGTCTTAACGCAGAGATACAATCGAAGAATAATGCTCGTGGGCTAGTTCCACCGAGCCGGGACCATTGTGCGCAAGTACTTGCTACGAGTGGACTCTCTTTCCATCCTTGTCGTAAAATATCACGTAAATCAACACCGGCAGTTTTACAGGTAGATTCAGACTCAACTGCCCACTGAACCCAGTCAGCATCGGATACATTATTAGGTCGTTTTTTAAGAATTGTACGAATAATATCATCGCCGTACCCATAGTGTGTATCAGGACAATGGAGCATAGTGAGAGCATTTAGAATTCCGGTACGAAGATTGCCGTATGAATATTTTACAATAGTATCAATGACCGATTTATCAAGTTTATAATCTATACGACGTTGTATTTCAAATGTAATATCCGTTGAATCTGGTGCGGTAAATGTAATAATAGACGAGCGAGATAGAATTGGTTCGGAAATCGCACCGGCATCTCGGCATTCAAAAACAATACGAGTCGATGCGGAGGTTGTTTCTAGCATACGACGCAGAAATGCCTGCGTGTCAGAGGTGAGTGCTTCGGCGTGTTCAAAGATAATCCAACGTAGTTTTCCGTCCATTGTTTTGGAGCCACGCGCAAAATTACGTATATTATCACGCACAGAACGTAATCCAGAATTGGCTGTACAATCGATTTTGAGTTTAGGCATATCGGCAAGGACAATACGTAAAAATAAGGATTTGCCGCAACCTTGGGGTCCGACGAAAATAAGATGGGAGGCTTTATTCTCGTGAATTAGTCGAGCGGTTGCCTGAATAATATCATTATTACCTACAATATCATTGATTGACTTTGGTGTATAAGGATCATATACTAAATTATCCAGCATTCAGATATATTCTTTATCATAAAAACAGTATAGAATGTTTAGACCGGTGCCGCAAAGCGGCTACCGGTCCTGCTGTGCTAGACCGGTGCCGCAAAGCGGCGAGGCTACGCAACTACGAGGAAATAAGTGCTTTCCATGATACAGGAAAATACGGCTCAAGTAGTGTTGCCAACGCTTCCGCATATCGCTTAATCTCTTGTTGCGCACCAGGATCCAAACGCAGGTTAACAAGTCGCGCGTATGCCGCAAGAGACGCAGTTTCAATAAATTCTGTATACATACTCTGTGGTAGGATGACTCGCGCAATTTCAGGCGCGACGTCTGATTTGAGAAGTGAATCGTATAAGTCTAGAGAATGAGCGGCAGCAAGACGAAACGCTTCTACAACCGTCTCTACATTGTCAACCGGTGTATTCTTGCTTCCTTGTTTGAGATTCAGATCCCGTGCCCGCACCTCACCTGCATTCGGTATCCATATTTCGGGTACAGTATCTACGTAACGCCGTGAGACTTCATTACGCGCAAACCCAATTGTATGCCGATACCATTCACGCGCAACAAAGATAGGCATCTTAATACGAATACGAATCTGCGGATGAAAGAATGGACTAATATGATTATGTTTTGCCAAATATGTCACAAGTTTAGCGTCCTTGCCATCAAACTCCGTTGATTTCTTCGCAAAGCTAACCCGTGCAGCATTCACAACTGTAAGGTCGCTTCCAAATACTTCTAGAATCTCAATGCTTCCAATACCGTCGGATGCCGTCCATTTTCCAGGAACGACCGACATAGAACTAGTGAGATAATGTGGATTGAATTTAAACCCTAACTTCGCACCATCACGAGCAACTTATCATTATTATGAGGTTCGCTATAACGTTCCTTATGGTCGCAAATAATAAAAGTGTAAAATGTAATCAGCTTTTTATCTATTACTGTTTTTATAACATCATAATATGTATTTTGGTCCATAGTACGGTAAATATCTTCTATAATAAGTATACCACCTTGTTTCAGATATTTAAGGGCAATAGGAATAAGTAATTTATGATGGTCTGGACTATGTGACGCATCATCTAGAATAACATCAAATAATTCGCCATCACAAGTATGTTTTTTTAGCGCCAACTCAAGTTCTGTATCTATACTTGCATCAACTAGATCTAATGTTAGATCTGTCAGTGGCTTAATACAATCCATAGCGGGTTTGTCATTATCAAATCCATATAATCGAGCATTTTGAAAGTATTCACGCCAAGCATTGAGAGATGCGCCCTTGTAAACACCAACTTCTAAAAATTTTATGGGTTTATTTCGCATAGTCTCAAATAGTAATGAATACGGCGCAGTATAGGGATGACGGTGCACTCCTTCGTACAATCCGTACGGGGTCTTATCGGTTCCATTATATCTACAAATCATACATAAATCACTAATACATTCTGAACTATCTACAGTGATACTGTTCATTACATATTCAACATGTTCTTCGGGCATTCTATGTCCAAAGAGCATAATATTTGATGTTTATAACCGCATTTAGATTGCATCGCGACCACCGACCATTGCCGCACGGTGGAGCGGGATGACGTAGGGATTGCGTTCAAGGGCGGCAACGGTAACGGGCTCGTTGCGGATGGCGGAAATATCCAGTTTGAGTACCGTGCGCGGGCGCTGTAGACCGATGACTTCGCGCGACGTGGGGACGTTGTCCACGCGATCCACAATTGGCTCGCGGTCGTTGACGGAGTCGGCGTTGAGCTTGCGGTATTGGAGATGGATGTTGTCCTCGCCGTTAAAAAGCTTGACGGAGGAGCCTTCGGGTTTGCGACCACGCGCCACATTCTCCTTCTGAGCGTATTGACGCATATTTCGCGCATCGGTACGATTCTTCTCGGCAGGCGCCACCGCCGCCATAGCGGGACCAGACCACGCAGAGCCCGCGGACAATGCCGCCTTCTGGGTATTGCGCACCGTGTCCTGGAGTCGCGACTCTGCCTTGTCAGGAATACCAGCAGTAGCAAAGTTACGGTACAGATCCTGAATATCAAGGGTGTTACGACCAGTTACACGCGCAATATCATCTGGGTCGTAGATGGTGAGTTTCTGCGGAACATCGCCGCGTCCCATAATACCGAGGTAGTCGTTATCCTCTGTGGTCTCCTTGATGGTTGTACGAGCAATATCATTGGGGTCATAGACTGTGAGACGCGGCTGCGCATCGGCGGGACCGGCGGCACCGAGGTAGTTAAAATCCTCAGTCTCCTCCTGACGAGTGGGGCGCGCCACATCCTGGTACGGCAGTGTAACTTCACCGCTTTCCTGCGGCACAATGTTGAGACCGTGGACGCGCTCCGTTGTGTAGAAACGCTCGTTAGGGCGGATTTCCACACCGGACTTACCGTAGTCGTTCTCCTGCGCATCCGTATTGGGGTCAAAGTTGTTTGTAAGATCGGCGTTACGGAAGCCCCAAGGACCCATCTGCTTGGCGAGCGGTGTGCGCGTCGATGCCACTGTGTAGGTCGCCTTGCCTTCCACCTGACCGGCGGTACCTTCGTACTCTTTAGAGGTATCGGGGCGAGTGACGTGTTTGAGCACCTGGGTTGAGCGAACAACTGGCTTGGAGTTATCGGACGCAGTGACAAAGTTGCGCTCACCGTGCTCATTAAGATAGAACTTATCAGGATGGTACTTGCGGACGTCTCCAATCGATTCGGCAGTACCACTTGTTGTAATAAAGTGAGCACCAGGCACAACGGGTTGGGCGTAGGTGAGCTTAGGATTGGTGACAACGCGGAGGTCGTTCGTACGCGGCATACGCTCAATGATGAACTCCTCGCCGGCTTGTTGCTGGTAGCCACCGGATGGCAGCTCAGTGTATCCCTGATTGAGACCAGGACCGACACGAATCGGCTCAACGGGGCGCTCGCCGCCACGGTTCTTCGGCTCCACAATACGCGACTCCACAAAATCGGTAATGGACTCAAAGCCGAACGGGTTGCCGATGGGTTCGGTGGTAGGCTCGAAGAACGGTGCCTGCTCGCGTTTGGCAAACAGTGTCTTGCCGGATCCTGAGTAGTTATCTAGAATTTGGTTGTTTGCGGTATCAATTACATTCTGTTTGACTTGTCCACGGAAGAAGGGGACCATATTTTGGTGCTTAAACTCGCCGGGCGCAAACTCAACGCCGCTGAGCGCCGATACGAATCCCTTACGTGAAGTAGCATCCTCCCAACCATCAGGGCGTATCTGGAGCGCATCGGCAACGGTTGGATCATCTTGTGTCGGTAGAGACATTGGCGGGACGGGAAAATAACCGTTGGGGATGGCTTGGAGCTGCGAGGGATTGGGTTCGCCAGGTAGGGAACCGCCTGAAGGTAGCATAAACTGCTCATCGTACTTACCGGCACCGAGTGTATTCGGTTGGCGAGGTTTGCCTGGTACTGTGCGCGCATTCGCAGGTGTATAGACCTGAGCACGGGTTGCGGCGTAGGTGGAGGGGGAGCGTCCAGCATCATTCTTTCCAGGTGAATAGGATGTATTTGGTCCGAGACGTAAATCCGGCGATCCCTCAAGACTTTGGAACCCTTCCTTTGAATCTGTCTTCGCAATGGTTTTGCTGGCGGCATAGCCGAGTCCGAGCAATCCGAGGAACACTGCCGTCTCCATACTGGAACTTCTACTATGAGTCATTAAGTTTCCTACGAACGGAATAAATCGCAGCATAGAGTCTATGAAATGATTTATTATATATAACTAAGCAATTAAGCAACCTGTGCCCAACCGTGGCGTGCGTAGCCAGTGGACGGCGGATTGAGGGGTGAAGGCTGAATGCCGTATAGAGCATTAGGGGGAGCCGGGAGGACATCAAGACCGCGTGGTAGTTTATTGACGGAGCGATTGACGGCGGCACGGTACTCATTAAGGGCGTCCTGCTCTAATCCCTGAAACATCGAATTCGCATCGTAAGCGTTCGGGGCAGGTAGGACCTCGCGCGAGCCGGTAGGGGTAGGGATACAAGGGCGGAATTCATCCTTTTGTTGGAGACGCGTGCTGATTTCCCAGTCAAAGGGAACCATTGCTTTCTCTTGAGGATTCTGGCAGAGCCACTCCCAGCGATTCCAACCAGACGAGCGTAATGTACAGGGAGGATCATTTAGCCGGGTATGTGTTTGCGGAAATGTTTGTTCCTTGACAGGCTTTAGCGGTGTGTTATTCATCTTATTGCCAGCAGGGTCGTACTGATTACAAATCGTCTTCGTCGTAGGGCGGTTAATATTGAAGAGATCCGACTCAACGTCCGTCTTGATGAAAGCGGAATTCTGAGCATCACCCCACTTTTGTAGGATGGTGGTCGGCTCAGGCGCATAGGTAGCATTACAGTACTGCGGGGGCGCGTCGAGCTGGTAACGACCGGGACCCGTTGTCACACGTAAATCATCGTTCGTCTTACAGCCATCGTACGTGCGACGGTTAAAACTCTGATCCTTAAGAGCAACGTTTGCCATTCTATTCTAGTCATCTCTTATCTTTTTAGAAAAGAGATGAATACCAACATATCCGCACCAATCGCTTTGGTCACAAACCTCACTTGGGTTTCCTTAAAACCGCATGGGGTAGCACGTATTGACGCCGAGCGGCTTAGGCGTACCGACACCAGGGTAGGTAACGTTCTGGCATGTCGGCAGATTACGGGGCGCCGTATCAACAGTAAAGATTTTGCCGGTAGACTTATCACGGTAGGAGAACGACGGAGGAGTATCGGGACAGCCGGCACCGCCAAGGGGGCAGGCGGGCAGGTACTGGCGGGCGATACACTTGCTCTGGACACGCGTGCGTCCAAATAAGTCCGACTCAAGATCAACCAAATTTCCGCTAATGTTCGAGACCTCAGAGCCGCCAACGAGACCGAGGGCGTTGCGGCACTTATTCGGGTTCTCAAACTTTACAGGCATCTGCGTGTAAGAAAACATACCGTAATCTTGCTCATCACGTACGGTAACCATATCCGTGGAACCAATGCGATTCCATGCGGAGTTCCAGGGTGCCTGCGGGCTGGACATATCCATTTTCTTTACTGGTGTCACATAAAAAGAATCCGGGCACGTTCAATAAAGCAAAGTATAACCACTATAAGTTATAAGATAAGAATGCTGTGGTCAAAAGGTCCGCTACAAAACGCATATTCAAGTAAGGGTACAGAATACCTTGCGACAGAAGAGGAACTCACCCATCATATTAAATCGGCAACCACCATCGTATGGATACGTAACGGATCACTAGGTCCCTTACGTACAACCGACCTAGATATTGTCGCAAAACATCTTGACGAACTCCCTAATCCCATTGTGCTAATGACATCAGATGGCGACCGACTTGTTCCAATGTCCTATAAATCTCAAACGGTCCAAAGCATTTTGAATCATCCAAATATTCTCAAATGGTACACACAGAACTATGATAGAACTATTATCCACGAAAAACTTACTTATATACCGATAGGATTTGACTTCCATACCCCCAAGTGGTTAATCAATAATACATTAGAGGCAAAAATACAATGTATGTTAGAGACCCGCCGTACAGCTCCGCCGAAAATCAGGGATAAGATCTTCCTCGATGCCCACCTTACAAATAGTAGTATTGAACGAGAACATCTGAAAGCCACCGTCCGCAACAACCAATCTATTATTTGTTTGAAATCCCAGGTCCCCTTTACTGATATTACAAAAATTTACAATATGTATCAGTTTGTATTGTCGCCACCAGGACGAGGATTCGATTGCCACCGTACTTGGGAACTTTTCTTAGCCGGTTGTATTGTTATTGTAAAATCTAGCCCGTTGGATGATATGTTCATACACCATAAACTACCGGTAGTCATATTGAATAATTGGGCTGAGCTCAATGAGAATTTAGACCAAAAATTAAACCAGTGGTATACTGATTTAGTAGATTTAACAGTGCTAGATACTATATTACCGAAACTATACTTTGAGTATTGGTTAACAGTCTAAAGATGTATACAATAGATGTATCATAAATGCCGGCAATTAATCAGGATTTTTTAACTTTATTACACGATGATTATACAAAGTATAAATCGTTTATTGAAACGGGTACATATTTTGGAGAGACAACATTTTCAGTAGAACCTTTATTTAATACTATTTATACAATTGAAGTGAAGGAGAATTTATATAATGATGTCAAAGCAAAATATAATGGTAATAAAATTAACTTTCTATTAGGAGATAGTTCAATAGTATTTGAATCGTTATTGCCAACCATTACAGAGAAGTCTATTTTCTTTCTTGATGGACATTGGTCCGCAGGGATTACCGGCAAGGGAGCAAAAGATTGCCCATTAATCGAAGAGATAACGTATATTAATAATTTATATAAGCATGAAGGAATTATTATTATCGATGATTATAGATTATTTGGAAAGGGACCAAATAAGAAGAGCGATGAATGTGATTGGGAAGATATAAGTAAAGATAGACTAACGGATATTCTATCAAAACGAATCACACAAGTATATCATTTACCAAGCGAGCATGATGTAAATGATAGATTAATTATTCATATTAATGCGGCGGAATGAATCTTTAATGGAATCGTGGATTCCAAAAAAAATAGAAAATTAGCAATTTAGGTCGCGGATGAACTGGCGCGACGGGATTCCACCACGAACCCAACCGGCGGCGGCAACTTCTGTGACTAAGTTGGACGGGTTCTGGATATGGCGAGCTAAGTGCGGCACTAGAGGTACGAACTGACCATCAAAGAACGTCTCGGTTACGGTACCGCAAGGGCGCTCAATACGAGCCCACTCGGCATAGATCAGGTCGCTCTCAACATCGGGGTTACCGCGTCCATTTCCCATGTAGGGAACTGTCGTGAAAGGGCGCGACTGGACGTGGAGTGGGCAGCGGAGACGACCCTCCTGCGTCTGGTCGGTACGGAGGCGCGAGTCCTGGTCAATCTGCTGGTTATTGTAGCCGAAGCCTTCGCGACCGAGCATCGTAGGGTTAGGGTATTCAATGCGCGCGGCATCCGCCTGCTTCGGCACTAAATTGCGAATCTGATATATGCCGGGACCCGTTTGGTCACGCATTTGCTGTGCGACTTCACACGTATCATCGTATGTACGAGTGAACTCGTTAATTTGGTACTCCTTAGGAGCTACATCTACGCCGCGGGGAAATGGTGCGACTGACATTGCCTTCTATCCATTTGGAAGACAAAAAAATTGACACAACCTTCGGCAGTCAGAGGATTCGCAGTTATACTTACCACCCAGTCACTATGTCGGTTACCACCCTTTCAATTAAGGATATTTACTATCCAATCGTTCCAAACACGGCATTTCATCCAATTAATACAAAGGCAGCCATTGAGCGTATTCGTAGTGATTACTTTGATAAGGTTCAATTGGTATGTCCGCAGCAACCCGTAACAATGGATTTGATTCTTATGACGATCCTTATGAGTCCACGGGCACACGCCACATGGGCAACGGTCTTTGAGTACCGTGGTATCCCATTCTATGTTGTAAGGAATCTAGCACATACCAATACAACGCTTCCTTACCGAAGGGTTTTAGTGGTAAAACTTGATGCGTTTATTATTCCTTACCCTGTGCGTACTTGGGACCAAGTACATAACACCCTGTCGAACGAGGAATTCTACCCATCGCCTTCAGTGACGATGTGGCAGTGAATCCGATAGCATGTTTACCCCAAAACGCAGTTTCCGCTTTTTTCGCTGCGGCTAGCCCCTTGAATGGACTTTTCTTGACAGACCGAGTCTTCCAAGAAAAGGGTTTTGTACGGCACTTACGGGTACCACTAGCCATTTAATAAACCAATTGCTTTTTTCATCAAGGCGCAGCGAGCCAAGGAATCTGACCGCCCTCCGTGCCAGTCTGGCATACGGCAAGGTTGCCCTCCTTACACGAGAGTCCAGGTACGCGGAAGAGCCAGTTCTGGAATGATTCCTGGTCGTTAGGAATCGATGTGGATGGCGGCACAATCCATGTACGTTGATTCTGCATATGTTGGAAGACGTCGCCAGGATCACCGTAGAGACGGTCCTGTGTATCATCTGATAGTTGTCGCGCCATAGAAGATGTATCGACCGTCGCTGCCGGCGGCTTTGTAGGATTGTCTAGCACCTCATTGACTAAAACACCCATATACGGATTGTTGGGTAGCGAATATGTGCGTTCTTTTATACCGATAACATCTGATATATTCTTATTCGAAACATCAACTCCTCCAACAAAGTTCGGGGGAGTAGCACCAGGCGTCGTGAATAGTGTAGGTCCTACAATTCCATTCTGAAATCCTTCACGTAAAATATGACGCTGTTTCATTCCGTAGTAGGCAGCAACCGATAATAGAGCAATGCCAAATGTAATTCCGAGATAGGCTCCGTGGCGGTGTAAGACCGCCAAAATAACCCCAAGATATAGCCCAAAACGGGTTAATGAATTCAGAGCATTGGCAGTACATTTACGAGCCTTTTCGGTAAATGGAAAGAAATCAGAAAATTCATCCAATAATATACTGGGTGACTCCACCCAGAATGGATTGCATCGGGACGAGCTCATTCACTTACTTTGACGAATGTTTTTATTCTATGTATTACTTCTTACCGCTTTTCTTTGAGGCTTTTGCTTTCGAAGAGTCTTCTTCCATAAGTAATTCGTTAGCCATAGCATCTGCAGCAGCAGTATCGGCAGCCGATACTCCTACCGCCGCTCCACCCGCTCCACCTGCCGCCTTCTTCGCCGCCTTCTCGGCAGCCTTCTTCTTGAGGCGCTCCTGTACTTCACGACGACGTGCCGAACCCTCATTGCCCGATTCCTTCTCGCCACCCTTGAGCATCTCGCCGAGCTGTTCAAAGAGACCAGAGAATGCCTCGTTATCTGAGAATTCCTTCATCAACTCCTCTGCCTCGCGAATGAGTTCATCGCGGTTGAAATCACCACGCTGGAACTTTGCCTGAATCTTCTTCGCAATGCGCTGCGCAATTCCCATAAGCATATCGGGCTTCTGCGTGAAAATCTCCTGTAAAAAGGTAAAAATCTTAGTAGGATCATTACTATTGAGAATCTCTGGCGAGAGTCCAAAATCCTCAGGGTTAAATTCGCCAACGATTTCCTCGGCAATCTTGGCGATGTGACCCTTGAACAGGCGCTCAGGAATCTTGAACTTAGGCTTACCATCGGCATCCATACCACCAAGACCCTCAAAGGCGCCGCTGAGATCCTTCATTCCAAATCCCTCGGCGAGCTTTGACAGCTTTTCAAAGATTTCCTTCATTCCGTGGTCCTCCCCTGCCTTAAGACGCTTCATCATCTCCTCCATATCGTGCTCAAAGCCCGAAATATCCCAGATACCGTCGGTCTTTGAACCGCTATCAAAAGCGGCGGCAATCAGCAGGAGGGACGTTAAGTAGCGCCAAATCGCCGTCTTACTATTGTTCGAAAGCTCAGACCACAGCTTGGCGGTCATAGAAAATCCAGGGACCAGTTCCAAACCGGCGTCCGTAAAAATAGTATCATTTTGGACAGCAATATTGTTAGTATGGGTCTTCCAAACAGCTAGAAAGTTCTCACGCGCCTTCGTATCGACTTTAGCAGCATTGAGCGCATCGGCGTATTCCGGAAACGTTTCAAGTAGTTCCGTTACAAATTGTACATACGTAGCTGAAAAAGAGACCGACATTGTTTTACTTGTTAGAGACAAAGAGTCTGTAACAAGTAAAGAAACGCAACTACGACTTTAGGGCATGCCGGCAGCACGACGTCCAAGAATTACAATTACCTTACACCAATTCCAAATTGCCTTCTTATTCGCCTCGGTCATATTTGCCCAGTGACGATCGAAGATAATATAAGCAACGGCGTAATCCTTGTATGTGCCAGTTGTCATATCCTTCGCCTTTGCGATAAGAGTTGATTCATCTTCATTCATGACCGGTTCGTGAAAGTCAGGATAAATATATTCCATAAATCCGGAATGAATGAGTTTGGGATTGACCTTCTTTAGAAGGCGTAGTGAATCGAGAGCACTTGTGATATCCTTCTCCTCTGGATAGGTATCAGCAAGCTCCTCTACAAATTCAAAGAGTTTGGTATTGAACGCCGTTAAAAGATTTGCCATTAAATGTTAAATCTACTAATATGTTTAAACCTTTTATCATTTTTTTACCCCATTCGTGCAACGGGCTTGCCGATATCGCGATCACGGCTTGCGGTGTACGCTTCAAATTCCTTTAAGAGTTTATCTTCCTTTGCGGTACGTTGTGCTGCGGGACCGGCAATAGCAGAGGCGGCGGCGGACGCCGAGGAGCCTGCGGCACCACCAGGAATGAGTGAAGCAAAGTTACGCTCAATAGGATTCACGCCTTTGTCGGAGCTAAATTCGCTACCAATGAAACTGAAGTTATCGGACCACATACCACCCTCCATTTCGGAGCCGTAGTAGGCACTTGGTTCACCGGCGGGGTCGCCCATATTGGTGACGCTAGCACCACCGCCGGCACTGACAGCCATAGAACCGCCAGTGCGAGGGTTAGAGCGACTGGTCGCTTCTCCACGAGGAGCCATATCGGGTGAATATACAGGAGCGGCAAGGGGACCACGGCGCTCATCAATTGCCTGCTGAGGACTCTTAGGACCTGCGTTGCCACTGCCGTTAAGACGGGCTTCGAAGAGCCAATTATTGACAGGACCGGGACCCACACGAGGTTCGGATTCACCGGCGACCATAAGGGTAGGAACGGACTTTAGCCAACTGGGAAGTGGGGCACGAGAGGGAGATGGATCTACGCAGATTAACTGAAACTGTGATACAAATGGGGTACGTGTAAGCTCTTCTAGAAATCCTTGGCAGTGACGGCATTTTGAACTATACCAGAGGCGGTGCTTGCTCATCCTCGTTGTAAAGTCTGGCGATTTAACAAGGTCTAAAAAAACGAGCAAGGCGCCGGTCTAGCGAAGCTTACCGGCAGCCGTAAACGGCGCCGGTCTAGCAAAGCTTACCGGCAGCCACGGAGTGGCGCCGGTCTAGCAAAGCTTACCGGCAGCCACGAAGTGGCGCCGGTCTAAAAATTGAGACTGTCACTTAAGATAGAAGAGGAGGCAAAATGTTTTCCGACTATGTTGAATCGGGACCAACACTCTTCAATCCGGCACTCGGTAAGATTCGCTCGACCTTTAAACTCAACGCAAATGTAACGCTGGCAAATACGATTCGTCGTACTATTATCTCTTCAACGCAGGCGGTAGCCTTTCGCACCGAACCGGCAGAGACGTCTGAAATGAGTATCTCTGTAAATACAACACCGCTCGTGAATGAAATCATTTCGCATCGCATCGGAATGATTCCGATTATGGCGGATGTGACGACATTTGACCCTGCGCGGTACGAGTTCATCCTTGATAAGGAAAATACGACCAAGGATATGATTGACGTGTATGCGTCAGACTTTCAAATCTTTATGAAGAATCCTGAGAACCCGCTGGAGGCGCCCGTACAGGTACCAACAGAGCAGTTCTTTCCTCCCGACCCTATTACAGGCGAGACGGTGCTTATTACCCGCCTACGCCCTCAGTGGAATCGTTCAGCGCCAAATGAGCAGATTAAGCTGAAGGCAAAGGCGTCGATTAGCACGGGTTCCGAGAATATCCGCTGGTCGCCGGTCAGTCAATGCTCCTATGAGTATACCCGTGATAGCAACGAAGACCATTTGGAAGATGTCTTTACGAACTGGCTGCTTAATACGAAGAAGATTCCGAAGGTTACGGATCTTGCGGAGGAAAAGCTCACCGAGTTGAAGCGCGAATTCAATACAATGGAAGTTCAGCGTTGCTATCTTACAGATGAGCGCGGCGACCCGACGAACTTCACGTTTTATATAGAATCAGTTGGCACTCAACCCATTCCTGCTATTGTAGCAAACGGTCTCAAAGCCGCCGAAGCGCTTGTACGTAAGTATGAGGATATTGATGCGACGTTGCCCGCAAATGTGGTGGTTAAGCAGGGCGATGCTCGTTTCCCCTGTGTTGATATTGTCTTTACAAATGAGTCGCATACTCTAGGCAATCTCCTAGAAACGTACTTGGTGGAGAACCACGTTGACGGCGAGGCACAGCCCCGTATTACGTATGCTGGATATAAGGTACCACACCCGTTGCGACCCGAGATGTTTGTACGTATTGGCGTAGAATCGGACGGCGCCGATGCCGACCAGGAGCAAAACATCGCACGTCAGGCGGTCGCCAATGTATGTAGACTCCTACGCGATCAGTTTCGTACTTTACAGGCATCGTGGGAGTCTCGCACTCAAGGCGTCGTTGTCACAAAGGTTTCTTCCGCATAAAATCAAAATCTGGCTCTTCTATAAGAGACATGGATCTAGCCGTATGTGCGGGTGTAATCATTTTAGTTCTCGTTGTGGTAACTCTATTTTTGCATCTCCGGCGTAAGCACCATATGCACGAGGGATTTGCGGTGATTGCGTTAGACGGTGAAACGATGCCGAAGTGCTTTACTCGTAGCCCAGAAGCGCAGGCAATTCTCAAGCAGCTCTATCCAATGAAGCAAATGGCGCCTGCGTCGAAGGAAGCAATGGCTTACGATGAACTTAAACTCATTCTTGAGAAAGTGCTATGTATTGATGCGGATATAACGGGTATGGGAGCCGGTCCTTTCCAGACATATCAGCTGCCATTTGCGACCCAGCACGATATTGAACCCCCTGCAAGCTTCGTAGGACGATGCTTGAAGAATGCGCTAAAACCTCGCGATATTGAGGTTGAGTTTATGAAGCTAAGTGACCGCGGACAGGTTCTTATTGATACACTCTGCTATGACGATAAGGAGTGCGCCGAAGTGAAGGCGGTATTCCGTGATATTATTGTGAAGACTGCGCATAATATTGCGTTTACGTGCTTGTCGGAGAAGGCAAATCTAGATCGCCCTGCGGGTCCTCGTGATCCCGGTTATTACGTACCCCATTTCTCATTGGAGCAGGGACCCTATCACATTAAGGGTGACTTTCAGTACTTCTGATAAACTAATAGAGTAAATACATCACAAACGCAATTATAGAGCCAAGAAAGTATCCATATAACGCGGCGCATAAAACAAACAAAAAACATTGTATGATTTTTGTTTGGGAGGCATCCATTCCTCTACACCGAAGGAAGGATTTTACATTGCGCACTGGCAAGCGCCGGGGCTGAGGAGCATAATTAGGATAGCTAGACCGAGGATCTGCCATACAGACTTCGCCGGCTTCACGCCAGGAACGAGGACATGGAGCACATTGTTCCAGAGGTACTGTCCGAATAGGAGCAGGAGTCCGAGTACGACCACCATCGTCAGCGTTGATACGAGCGCCGCACGGAACGGTGCCGCATTTAGACCCGTCTGATTTTCAAACGCCTCTGTTACCTTTAAGGGCGTCGCCTCGATAGCAGCATTTACACCGTTTGCGATCGCACCACCGAACATTGATTGTTTCTATTACATACAGGCTAATTTTCTTCTGCGCCGCTCGCCTTAGGAATATGTAGCTTTAGGTCGTGCTTCATAATGCTCGTACGGTTCTCTTCTAGATAATTAACAAGGGACGCCGCACGCTCCTCATCGCCGCCGAAGAATTCTTTGAAATGCTTGAGCATAAATCCACTGGACAGTTTCTCTGTCACTTCACGCGTCTTATGAACAACAGCGCCCTTGCTCACATTGATCTTCGCCACGTTGTTGGACTCCATAATGCGTAGGATGATATCCTTGAGCGCCTTAGATTGGGTGCGACGCTGCTTCATTTCCGCATTCAATGACGCTACCTCCTCTTGTAGCGTCATCCAACGCTTCAATAACGCTGGGAGTTCGCCGATGGCGGGAGGAGGCGCCGCAGCGCTGGGGACCAGAAGCGAGTTCGTAAACGTGCCGTTAGGTACAAGAGACATTGTCTTCTAACTAAAGACCACATTTCACCATCATTTTTTGTTCGAAACCACAGGAGCCCCTCCTCGAAAAAATGACGATGGCACTCGAATCCTTCAAGATTCGCCAAGCAATGGACGCCAAGCCGAGTGAAGACTACCGCCGATTCCTACGCCAGTTCTTTCTGATTCGTTATAATTCACTACTAGAACGAATCAAACAGAAAATACCAATAGAAAATGAAAATAACACAAAGAATCTCATTTCGGTCGCTTGGATTGACGACGCCCTAGATGAAATAAAGGCGTTGCCGGTCACGTAGCGTCGTACGGCAGACGAAGCAGAGATGCCGCTGTTTTTGCGCACAGCCATTACAAAAAGTGTGACCGCAGGGTACAAGCGCCCAACATACACGTTCCGTCGTACAAATGGAGCAAACAGGACCATCGGCATTGTTAGTGCTCACATTGAGCGCCATCAGGATGGAGCGCAGCGCCGTAAAGCGCGCGTAGTGTCGGCAAAACTCGCTATAGTCCCCCTGAATCTTATTCCGCTCGTACTCGGACCGAATATATCCTACAACTGATTGTTTGAGAGTCAGGATTTCCTCCGTCTCATCATCTTCAATCGAAATACCAAGTAGACGCTTTTTCATCGTATCGATCTTCTCGATTTTCAGATTGAGGATTTCCATACTACGAAACATCTCCTTGACCGTTTCCAAATACACATTCATAACAGCGTGAATATCCTTACGTATATCGCTGATAGAATGACCGAGTTCTGCCTCTAGCTCGCTCAACACTGTATCATTATCTACGACAACCGCAACCTTATCTTTCATCCACTGAGATGACGAACTCAGTGTTGGAAGTTCAAGAGAGCGAATGAAATGAGAATGCCGTTGGACAATAGACGTATCCTCGAGCGGATTTTCTAAAAAGGTTGTCAGTAGTTCACTTTCATTTGTTAATATATCACGGAGACGCTTCCGCCAGGGTCGGAGATAATCGCGCTCATCGGGCACAATGGTATTTCCTACATTCATATGGAATTGTAAAGCGTTCTCTATAGCCTGTTTATTATTTGTCATTGTGCCAGAGCCGGCATCGGCATCATCGAAATCCGCTGTAGCAAATGCCAGTGGCTCTACATGATCGCCGTACGCACCTGATAAGTCCATCTAACTCCTAAACTTTTGTTTTGTTTAGACTAAATAAGATGCTGGACGAATTATTAGTAGCAATCATATTTTTGATAGTCGTGGCAATGTGTATATTTATTTATAAGAATCCTATGCGAAGTCACGAGGGATTTGCGAACCAGTCGGTGACCGATTCCGCATCGGATATTTCTGGAGCCCTCCCTACCGATGTGTCAGGATGCGCAGGAATACCTCTATCCGATTTTAATAAAGATGTAGTACTATCATATATTACTCCCGATATCCAGTATGCGATTATGAGTTACACGATAGGCGTTGATAGTTATTTACCGACGATTCAAAAAGCTTTCGAAAAAGGAAGCCCATCAACACAGATGGCAATATCTGCCCTTTTAGGACGATATCTAGCATTTAATGGTGGAAGTGCCGCAATACCTGGACCTGGCTATACCAATACAAGTCCTGGAAATTATGTAGCACAAATGAAAGGGGCAACGGACCTTCTCAAACCGGCAAAGATAGATACGGCATCGCCCGTCTATAAGTCTTATAAAGCCGCCACGGATGTTGCTTTCTGTACGAATTTTAATAAACGGTGGACAACAACGGAGGATTTTTAATCTTCTAATATGTTAGAATATGCCAACTCCGAAATATAGTATTGGATCTCTTGTAACTTATATTAATGGTCCAGAATCTAGAGCACCAGGAAAAATCGTAGATATAGTTTCAGAAAATGGTAATATATATTATAAGATTGAGAAAAATACAAATGAGGGTACTATTATAACCGCACATGAATTAGCGGTTTACGGCACTCCAAAACCGCTACCTCCATTTGTGCCCCGAACGCCCCTGAATACTAGCCATCTTGGTCCGCCGCCCGCATGGGGGAGTGAGCCCAAACCGCCAACGTTGTATCAGACTGCAAAAAACAAGGCAGGAACTTTAGCATCCGCAGCAAAAAATAAGGTGTTGGGATTTTTTGGTAAATCTAAAAGATCTACAAGAAAGAATAAGCGCCGTGCGTCTCGTCGCAGACACTAAAGAGAAATCTCTGAAATATACGTGAAAAATTCATCACTGAATCCATAATGGCATCCATTGGCTTCAGTGCTTTCAGGTACACGACGTGAGGTCGCATTACGACCGTGTAGAAATGAGACAATCACTCCACGAGGGGATATTTCGGCGGTCAACCATTCACGACCAACAATGAATCCCTCACCTTCGGCGACATTGACGGACGCAGGAAAACGTCCAGCATCAAAGAAGGACCGCTTGAACGCTAGGGATGCTTCGCTAACACGCTCCGCGACCGATAAGTTGAGCGGCGGTACATTCATTGCGCTAATATACCGCTTGGAATCGTACATAGGCAAAGTAGAGCAATAGACACATTCCACCGAAGGATCGTTCAAATACGCCATCCGCGCACGAATAGATGTTACGGGGTAGTGGTCATCATCATCCATCATCATAAAGATAGAACATTCAGGCGGTGCGGCTAGACACGCCTTATTACGCTTATCGCCAATCGCCAATTTTTTCGGCATAGACAAATACTTTACACGAATATGACGATTGACACTTTGGAACTTGGCGACGGCACCATCAATACGCCCGTCCCCATCGCTATCATCGGCAATAATCCAGGTGATTTTATCGCTGGGATAATCGGACTTTAGAATATTGTTTGCCATATTGGGAAACCACTTGGGGCGATTATGGGTCAGAGTAATAACGGCAACATGAGGGAAATCAGGAATCGCTGGAACGCGTGGCGGATAGGCAGCAACTACCGTTGGTATAACTAGGAGTTTGATTGCCGATTTGAGTAGAGAACGACACGACGCACGGAACTCCTTCATACGAATTGTGGAACGATGACGTAAAGCACCAGATAACCCCTTTTGCTCCTCTTTGGTGAGCCCAAGCAGCGATTCAACCGCTCGACAGACATCGGCTTCTCCAAATAGAACAGGCTTATCAGGAAATGCGGATTCGTCAGTCACCGCCTTTGTTGAAATTCGCCCAACGTCACCGAGAATATCACCGTATAGTTCAGTATAAACTCCAATATTTGTCCACAGGGGTAACGCACCAACTGCCGCCGCTTCGGCAAAGGTATAACCGAACCCTTCTGCCGCGGATGCGACTACGTGAAACTCGTATTCTGCTTGCGCCTTTACACGTTCGGATTCTGTAGAATATGTATCGAGGAGTTCAACGCCGCGTAAGGGCGCATCCTTAAACTTTGTACGTAGGGAGTCCATGATCATCTTAGAACCGTACACGTGGAGTGGAGGCCAATCTGCCTTCCAGGAGCCGACAATAATCATTGCTGCGGCGGCTTTATTTGCGGACGCACCAACCAAATATAGAAACTCACGCTTCTTCTTTCCTAGAGAGGATAGGGCGGCAGAGATTTCAGGACCGGCACGCCAAGAAATGACTCGAACACGGGACTCTTCAACATCAAAAAACATATCACGCGCATACTGAGACTTGAAGACAATAATGTCGGCGCCGCCCTTCTCTCGCGGCTCCAATACCCATTTCCAAGCATCTTTGTACCACCATTCCTGGTTGATAATGACGATGTTGATGCGTCCATAGCGCCACGCCATACGGCAAGGTACCTCCAAATGAATATTAATATCAACCATTCCTGTTGCCCTGTTTCCCGTTCCATACGTATAGGCGTCGTTGTGTTCTACAGAATCTATTTTGATAGATCCGCCGGCAGTGGCTTCTCGTAATATTTGTTCAATAATACGAGCATCCTGACTCAGACCATAAGCGTGCGCAACGGTGCGCGAAGAGCCTGAGAGTACACAGATACGTAATCCGCGACCTCCGCTGCTCATTCTCTATTGTCTCTTACGAGTCTTCAATTTAGATAGGTTGGCAGTACGCACTGCCTTAAATGTGCCTTTCGAACGTTTCCGTCCAGCCGCAAATGCGTCAGTGACATTACGAATATATCCTAGTTCCTCTTCAAAATAACCGGAATGACCGCCATCATCGACACGTTTGACTCGAATCTGCGGTAAAATTTTAGACAATTCCATAACGGACCGATAGGGGCAAATCATGTCGTAGCGTCCGTGAATAACATCAATCGGTATACCTTTGAGCCTATGTGCATGCGCTAAAATCTGACCAGGCTTAATAAATCCGCCATTTAAAAAGTAGTGATTTTCCAAAATTGCTACAGAGATATCTTTAGAGCCCTTAAATATGACCGGTTTTGGCACAAGAGCAATGACAGAGTCTTCCCAACCGGTCCACGCCGCAGCCGCTTCCAGTGCTACCTTTTTGTCGGGACTGGTAAGCCGGCGCTGATACGCACGTAGAATCTCCTTCATAGTTCCGCCCCGTTCCTTAACCGTCAGCGGCGCCAAAAACTTCTCATATTCGACGGGAAAAACTTGTGCGGCACCGTTTGGCTCATAGAGCCACTCCGATTCCTCGTCGTCCATTAGACACAATGCGCGCAATAGCATTCCCGTAACTCGATGCGGATACTTCTCGGCATAAATTATTGCCAACGTGGAGCCCCACGATCCGCCGGTCAAATACCACTTCTTCACACCCAGAGCCCGTCGTAGCCGTTCCATATCATCAAGCAAATCATCGGTAGTATTATGAGAAAGCGACGGAACACCGAATGGCAGGGACCGACCGCACCCTCGCTGGTCATAGAGAATAACGCACCACGTCTTCAAATCAAACATCTTTACGCTACGCGGTGAAAGTCCGGCACCGGGTCCACCATGTAAGACAAGTGCTACAGGTCCCCCAATCTTACCGTGGACTTCATAATACATTATTTGACCGTCTGAAAGCGGTAAAAAATGTCCAACCTCACTCGCCATCCCTGTTATCCTTATTATAGTACTAGAATATTACGGCGCATAAGTTCCTGTGAACATGCTACTAGGCAGTCTACATCACTCGCTGCCCGATGTGCCTCATACAACCCCGCATTACCAAAGAGATATGTATGAAGTTCAGCGAGCCGTGGCTGCTTGTATGAACCAGGACGCTGCGGATACTTAGAATCCTTATAAGGTAGTTTACATACCGGTGTCGTAAGCTTCATAGTACAAATCTGCTTTGCCGGCAGCCACGAGAAGTCCAAATCCGCCGTCCAGATACGCAGACACGCACACTTGACAACGGGTAGGTCAAACGCAAGATTGTGCGCAACGATCGCATCGCAGCAAGAACAATCCTCTTTGAATTCTGTAAATACATCGGCGCCAGGCGTGCCATTCGAAAGTGCGAATGACTTATAGATTTTATGAATTCCAGCACTCTCCATATTCCATACAATATCAGGGTCCGGTTTAATGAGTGCCGATCGGCGTTTCACCAAAACCCCGTTATCCCATACTTGCCAAGCAATTTCTACGGGCTCAGGGTGATTTTTTAAGTCGATATCAGACCCGCCCCGGACCTTAGGTAACCCATTTGTCTCAGTATCAAAGTATACTACTTTCATTTTGTTAGAAATACAGGCGTCGGCTTTATGTAATCAATTTTTGCGGTTAAAATCGTCCATATAAAGTAGAGATATGGAAGGTCTTAATGGCGCAAAGGCTGCGAAGAATGTTAAACGTTCGTTTAATGTGGAGAAGAACTATGCGCCTGTAACAAATCGGGCAAAGGCTTCTATGCGTAATAATCTACCGGCGAGCCAAGATCCCGAGAGCTCTCCCCTCAAGAATTCTTTCATGAATAATTCATTTCAACTGCCTAAAAATAATGCTATGAATACTGCTGTAAACGTTGCTCCTGCGAGAAATGTTGTAGGATCTATAACAAATGTGGTAGGATCGGCTGGCAAGGTAGCATCAAATACAGTGGGTTCGGTTGGAAAGGCGGCAGGAAATGCGGTCGGTGCGGCGACTGGCGCCGTGAGCGGTTTTTTTGATGCGTTCACAGGAAAACCTGGAGCGACGGCACCCCGGCTACCTGGTCAGATGGGCGGATATTACGCTGGAGCATCTCCCATCTCTGGTAATCCCTCTTCAGGCAATCCTTACCTTGCTGATTATTATTCAGTCACAACGGGTGGTGCTTACCGTAAGAAAAAAAATAGCCGCCGTAATCAGAAACAAATGGATCGCTCTACTCGTCGCGCCTCCCGCCGCTCCCGCCGTGCGTCTCGCAAGTCCCGCCGCGTTGGAGGTCGCCGCCGCAACAATAACAACAACCTGGTGGTAAACGAGGTTAACGCCGCGGTCGTCTCGCCCCGCCGCCGCAAGTCCCGCCGTGCGTCGCGCAAGTCCCGCCGTGCGTCGCGCAAGTCCCGCCGCTCCCGCCGTGCGTCGCGCAAGTCCCGCCGTGCGTCCCGCCGCAGCCGCAAGGTCGGTGGACGCCGCAACTCGCGCAAGAACCGCAAGAACTCGCGCAAGAACCGCAAGAACTCGCGTAAGAACCGCAAGAACTCGCGCAAGAACCAGAAGAAGTCGCGCAAGAACCGCAAGAACTCGCGCAAGAGCCGCCAGAATGGCAACAACATGAAGATGCTGGGCGGCTGGTTTTAAGAAGGGTAAGCGAAGCATCTCTAATCGTCCCCTCCTAACCAACGATCCGCCGCTTTGGCACGTTTCACTCCGCCCGTAATCGCACGAACCGGTGCGAAACTACGACGGTGCTCATCTGTCACTCCGTGTGCAGTGAGACCCGTCATATGTTTGGCGGTTCCATATCCCATATTTGTACTTAATCCGTAGTGGGTATCCCACTCTGGATTAGATGCCACCACTTCCTCCACCCAACGGTCCCGCGAGACTTTGGCAAGAATTCCCGCCGCCGCAATCGCCAGATACTGCGCATCGCCGTCGACAATTGCGTGACCCTCAGTGTCTTTATAGGGGCGCCAATGATCGCCATCCACCAGAACCCGCTCAAACGGTACTACCAAAGAGTCGAGGGCGCGATGCATCGCCGTCAGATCCGCCTGTAGCACATTCTGTTCATCAATCTCCTTTGCCGTCGCAAACGCCACTGCCTTATCGAGCGCGCATTCTTGGACGTAATCGTAGAGTATATCACGCTTACGCTTTGTCAGAAGTTTAGAATCGCGAATCTCATTGAGAGCCGCCCCATTATCAAACATATCATCGGTATCATTGCTAAAGATAACCGCCCCGACGTATAGACGCCCGAATAAGCAACCTCGCCCCGCTTCATCAAGCCCAACTTCAATCGTGTCATCTTCCTTATAACGCAATTTGTAAGGCATCGTACACAAATAAATAATACAGATAGTTGAGTCAAATTTTTTAACGATAACAAGCAGAATGGTGTCAGTAGAAGTGATTCTGACAATCATAGTCATTATATTAGGCTTATTGGGCATATTGACAATTCTATCAACAAGAACAACGGAGGGATTCCAAAGTGGAAGTGTACACGTGTCGTTTGATGACGGCAACGGACACCCCAATTCTACCGTGACGGCAGATAGAGTTGTAGGTGGAGGCTATAATATTCAACCAATGGATAACTCGCCTATGTCAGGAACAGCAGCAGGCGCAGGAGCTCCTTTATTAACATTAAAGACTTATACTCCTCCTTTGGCAGATGTTGTTTTACCAACAGATTCTCAGGCGAAAACGGGTATATTATTTGCGGATTCAGATATACCGGCTATGGAATTGACCAGATTTCCTTCATATATGATGAATCAACCCCTGCCAACACTTCCTTCTATGAATGTTCAAGTATTCAAGAGTGGTATGATTCCTATCGGTGACGCAGCAGCGGGAAATTATGCGAGCGAAGATGAAACATCGATGCCGTCATATACCATAGCGGCAAGTAAACTTGATAAATCTAAAATTAACACAGTGAAAACAAATTTAGCATCAGGTGCTCAATATAAAATGATAGTATCAAGCGATTTATCAGGGGCTGTCTATATATTTCCTTTAGCAACAATTGACGTTTTAACTGGTATTGATAATAATATCTATGCTTATAATTTCCAAAATCAAGATGTAATCAAAGAAGGACCGACCTTTTTCGGATCAAGAGTACTACAATTTGAAATTATTCAGACTGGATCACTATCATCAAACCCTAAAAATATAGCATCAGAGTCAACAAACGCAAACCCTATACCTGCCCAAGGCAAATCGTCCTTAAAACATCAAGGTATCTATTTGTATACACCTCCGGTTGCTCCATCCATTACACAGGGTCGTCGGGCACCCACACCACCCAATGCGATATCTTCGGAACCACCGAGCACAATGGCGTCTATTTTACCCGCAACCGCAAAGGTTAGTCCTATAAATGAATATACATTTACAAACCAATCCATTATGATGGATGTGAGTACATTAGCTCAACGTATTCGTAGTGGAGAACTCAAGATAAATTGTAATATCATTTCTTAAGCATACCCGGTAAGTCATTAGAGGCGCTGTGAATTTTGGATTGCCTCGTTAGAGGGAATGAAAGTAGTAACAGTTCTCATCTTTACAAGCATCCTTGTCCTAGTCCTTTTAGGATATTTGTTTGTGAATCGAACAATGATGGAGGGATTTGACGGGAATGTACCAGAACCGAATCAAACATCGGCAATTGCGCGGGATACATCATCGGCAACGACAACGGATCCTCAATTGGCTCTTGCGCAACCTAAAGATATTCAGGCATTAATGGAGGTTATCAAAAATTTTAAGTTATTGTATAATGCGCAAGATCCTATGACTCTCAATCTAGATAAACAGTCTTTGGAACAAACTCAGTATTTATCGATGCAAGCAGATAATTTAATAAATAGATTACAAGCCGCTTTGGGAAATTCTGATGCTGTATCAATGACTGTCGATGATACATCGCAGATTCGTAAGGCTTATGATTGTTCTATTGCGGTTCTACGTGGAAAATCAGAGGTGATTCCTTCAGCGGCGATTGAGGGATTTGTAAATGTTATAACAAAGGATAAGCCGAAGCACACCGCACCAAAGCACACCGCACCAAAGCATACCGCACCAAAGCACACCGCACCAAAGCACGCCATGCCAAACCATGCTATGTCAAAGCACGCAGCACTAAAGCACGCCGTACCAAAGCACGCCCTACCAAAAGTTACAGCACACGGCACTGCGCCGAATGGATTAACAATTGATACACTTATTAATCTACAAATGCGTGTTCAGGCGGAAAGTCTAAGACTATCAAATCTCCGATCATCTGCTCCAACCGTTACAAAGCGCATTTCCGATTTAGATAGATTATCTGCCGACTTAGGCGGTATTATTTCAAGTGTAAATCGCGGTCAGACAAAATTGTCGAGCATAAATATTACGCCAGCCGCCGCCGAACGGTTCCTTAAGTCTCTAGGAAAAAATACTCCCGCTGCGACACTAAATATAAATAAAAAGGGTGGTGCGAAGGCAAAGGCAACGAACGCAGGGTTTCCATCAGGTCTACCGACCATCGCTGCGTTACAGCCTTTAGTCGAAGCCTCGCGCGGAATGAAATGGAGTCTATCAATTGGACTTGAGAGCGACCCTAGTCGCAAACAGAATCAGGATATCTTAGATAAGATAGAACATATCGAGCAAACGGTGAATCAATATATGATTAGCGATACGCCTATGCCAAAAGGAATTCAATCGCTCTATGAAAAAGAACTCAATATTCTAAAAAATATGACTGAGAGTTCCAAGATCGATGTAACAGAGATTGTACGAGGACCATCTACACCCATATTACAAAATCACCAAGATAGCTCGGATGTACACAAGCCCGCGCAGTATAATTTGGATTCAGCACAAGGAATGAATATGGGTATATCTGCGGGAACCGCCTCGGATGCGATTGGCGTCGGCGACTATGATCTTTCAGATAGTAATATCCAACATCGTGCGTCGGCAGCGAGTTTTGATGATTCAATGGTCGGTGGATTAGATTATAAGAAGCGTGTACAAGAGATGTGCCGACAGATACAGGCGGCAAACTTGGGCGACCCTGCCAACTTTGGATGTATTAAAAATCCGAATGAAGTAAGCAGTTCTTACTCGTGGAAGGGCAATTACCAGATGGTCTGCTCCCGTTTGGGCGATACGTGGGGCAACTGGTATCCGCAGATGTTCGGCTGCCCAAAAGTCGACCCGACGGCGAAGTTTACACGCAAGACCTAATACGCCCGTCCCCCATTTAACATACCCCCCGCGACCGGTCTAGCCGGTTCCTGCGGACGGTTCGCCTCGAGGCTGCGAGGGACATATGCGATAATAAGAACGCAGAGACCCGAAATAATGGCAATAAACGCCGTATTTGTATGTGTAACAATCTGTAGAATCATACTACAGATAGGACTGCCAATTAAGAAGAGCGAATTCATAAATCCGATAAAGGAGAGATTCGCACAAAGATTCGCATAAATATTGGTGGAGATAATGTGAATCAGATAAACAAGCACAAACGGAAGACCGTATTTAATATATGAATACGCAAGAATTGCATATTCCTTTATTTTAGTATACATACATTGTACACACCCACATGACGCATTTGGGTTGCTCATCCTTTTAACATCTATGTTAGAAATCCAGACATATCTCAAATTTTTTAGATTGCCCGGCATAAAAAACCCTTATACTGAATAGAATGGCTTCAGGAATGAAGACGACGCCTATGATTCTTTTACTGGGCTTGGCGCTCGCAGTAATTGTGGGATATTTGCTGGGGCGTTCCCGCGGCAAAGTTGTCGAGAAGTTTGAGGGTGGCGGTTGTAATCGATGCGGCAAGCCTAAGCCGTGCGGTTGCGGCGGAGCAGCGTCGGCACCAGATGATGTTGCTGATATGCTAAGTATGCCTCCTCCGCCGCGGTGGCCAACGGAGGATGAGACGAAGAATCTCTGTGGTGAGTGCCATAAGCCAAAGCCGTGCGGCTGCGGTCCCGTTTTGAAGACTGCGTGCCCTGAGCGCTGTGCTCCTTGCCCCGCATGCCCTGTACCTGATCTATCAACATGGATGAAGAAGTCGGCAGTGCCACCTTGCCCGCCGCTACCCGATATGACCAAGTATATGCTCAAGACGGAGTGCCCGCCGATGCCTGATATGTCGAAGTACGTTCTCAAGTCGGCGGTACCGAAGTGCCCTCCTTGTATCTCCACATGCTCCAAGCCGTGTAAGATTGGCGAGTGCCCGCCGTGCCCTAGACCGCGTTGCCCAGTGGTCAAGTGCCCTGAGCCGAAGTCGTGCCCGGCGTGCCCTGCGGCACAGTGTGAGCCGTGCCCTGAGCCGAATATTCAGTGTAAGGCAAATTATATGCCGAGCACCCCAGTGCGCCCTATGTTAGCAAGCACTGCCGCATTTAATCTATAATATAGTCTCCCGGTCAAATAGGGATGTCGTCTAAATCTATGACACAATCGACTGAATACCGTCAGTTTCTAGAAGAAACAGTGTTGACAGTATTTCTATGGGTAGGTATTTGGGGCGCGATTTCGCATCTCATTGACCACTATTTTAAGCGTTATTTTTACTCGGAAATGGTTATTTATATCACAATTGCGGCTATTTCTTTCGCACTTCTTGCGGTTCGTGGTTATGTTGCGAAAGAGGAGTCCGCCTAGTTGCGTTAAATTCAAGAATCCCAAATAGAAACATTATGTTAGCGCTTCTATTTGGGTGTGCGGCACTGCTGTTCAAGCCGGCAGTAGCACAGACGCCTGGTTACGATTTTAATGGGTTTACCGCTACAACGTTGGGGTGCGGTACGGATAGTGGTGCGTTAAATGTTGGATTAAGCCAGACCTTAACACCAGGCGCTACGGGTCTCAAAGTCAAACAGATTGCGTTTGCGATTTATGGTACTATGGCAATGCCGGCAAATATACAACTTGATGGTAACCCCTCGACTGCCAGACTTTCTACTTCAGGCATTCAGTCGTGCTGCGCACCGAACTGCGATTTAGCAGTTCAGGTGGCGGCGGCGGGTCAGACATGGTACAATTCGCCGTGCGGTGTCAATTCGTGCGGTGGTAGTTCAACGCAGAATCACTGGTATTATATGGATTTTTCGTCAACTTCGGTTGGTACGATAGAACAAACTGGTATTAGTCAAGCAACATTTTATGATGGTAGCGGTAACCAAATTGGTGCGGATATGGTGAATATCGCATCACGTGGATCGGCGTTCTTTGTATCATATACAGAGATTATTCCCTCGCCAACACCGACGCCTTCGGTGACGAAGAGTCCAGTATCACCGAGTTTAACTGCCTCAACGACTGTATCGGCTTCTATTAATCCAACAACTACTGTAAGTTCTACGGTGAGCCTAAGTACATCGGTGTCCACATCAATGACAGTGACCGATTCAAGGTCGGCATCTGTACAGGCGAGTACATCTCATACACCGAGTACATCGGTCTCTCCATCACGCCAGGCATCCAACTCGGTATCACCATCGGTACAAGCTTCAAATACCGTTACAACAAGCCGATCGCCATCTTATACACCAAGCCCCACCCCTTCACCGACACCAAATCTCAACTTCAACGTTATTGCTATAGCAGGTAATGGTAATGTAGCACAAGCAGATGGTATTGGAACCGCCGCAAGTGTACCATTTCCTCAATATATGGCGTTTACACCAGATTACACCGGTGTGTATATTTCAGAGGCTAGTAATGCTGACCAGATTCGTCTGCTCAATCTGACAACATCTGTAGTTACAAGCATTGCTGGTATGTGGAATATTCAAGATACAGGAACGGGTGTGGGTACAAATGCGGCGATGAACTCCCCTGCGGGTCTCGCCCTTGACGGACCAAATAATATCCTCTACGCCGTTGAACGTGACGCGAATCTTGTTCGTAGTATTAATCTCACTAGCCTACAACTCCAATATATTGTAGGAGATCCAGAATCAGGACCTGGGTGCGCCGATGGTATTGGAACAAATGCGCTTTTTACACATCCTGAGGGTATGACAATTGACCAGCCGAACCAGTTCTTATACGTTGCGGATACAGGATGTAATGCGATTCGTGCTGTAAATATTAGTTCACAAACGGCTACAACGGTCGCGGGACAACTGGGTGTAACTGGTTGGCAGGAATCGTATGGTGTAGGACAGCCTGGAAAATTTTGGAGTCCTACTGGCATTCGTTATAATAATATGAATTTATATGTAACTGATACACATTGGAATAATATTCGTGTCATATACTTAGCATCGCCAGGTCTAATTAGTTCATCGCAGAATATTTTGGGCGGTAACGGACCACCCAATACTAGTATTGACGGAACAGGAACGGGCGTAACATTTAATAATCCAATGGATTTGGAATACGACTCACTCAACAATGTATTATATGTAAGTCAAGTGGGAACAAATCAAAATGTTATTCGTAAAATTACTCTAAATGCGATGTGGAATGCGAATGTAATAACTCTTATTGGTAATAATATTACTCAGAGTATTGATGGCGTTGGTACACAGGTGAGTTTCAACAATCCAATTGGTGTCGTATATAATCCAACGCCGAATTATCTCTATGTAGCAGACTCGGCGGGCAATAAGATTCGGCAAATTGCTTTAACAATTATCTTGCCTACACCATCGGTATCGGCTTCAAGCTCTACATCTCTCAGTTTATCATCCTCGGGTTCGGTGATCGCCTCTTCGTCTGCGACAGCCTCTTCATCCGCGTCTGGTTCGTTATCATTCTCATATACTGTTACAATAACGGCAAGTTCATCGGTATCAGCAAGTGCAGCCGCCAGTTCATCCGTATCTACAAGTGCTACAGCTAGTTCGTCAGCGTCTATGACAATTACAACTAGTTTATCCGCATCGGCGAGCGCTGCCGTCAGTTCATCCGCATCGGCGAGCGCTGCCGTCAGTTCATCCGCATCGGCGAGCGCTGCCGTCAGTTCATCCGCATCGGC